CCAGTAGTCGAGCCAGCACCACCAGCGAAACTAGCATCACTAGCATCAACATTAGCAGAGGGAGCAAAAGAAAGATTCGAAAAACAAATAAAAGACGCAGAAAATAAATTAAACGACGCAGAAAATAAATTAAAAAACGCAGATCTATCTAATGAAGCAGAAGTAGAAAAAGCACGCGCAGAAGTAGAAAAAGCACGCGCAGAAGTAGAAAAAGCACAAGATAACAAAAAATCGACACAAGGCGGCAAAAAGAAACGCAAGACCCAAAAGAAGCGTAGAACCAGACGCAATCGCAAGAACAAGAGAAAGACTTCCAAAAAGTAAGTTTAGTAATTTTTCATAAATAAGTTGTTAGATAGACCACAACTTATGTATGTGTATAATATAAGAACTTATGCCACCAAAAACAAGGAAAAAGAATAATACCCAAAAAGTAAAAAAACGCCCAACTGGAAGAATAACGAAAAATACTACTTTCAAAAACAAAGTGTTCAAAGGAGGGAGAGGGATACCACTAGAAGACGCATTGAAGAATACACTTACAAACGAATTCATTGAACAACAATTACTTATAAATCAAGGCGACAGAAGATATTCTATTTTGATTGATTTTTGCAATGATGGCAAATTTGTTGTAAATACCACCAAGTTTTTATACGATACTATGATGAAACCAGATGAGGACGCTTATGAAGATAAATTGACAATTCCCAAAAAATTTGAAAAAGGTACATTACTTGAGATTATCATAAAGGTAAAGGACGATAAATTAATGTATGCAACACGCGTAACAGATAATACAAAATTTAACGACGCCAATTGTCGTACAGGGGATAGTTTTCCTGTGATTTATCAGATTACTGATTTGTTTCAACCAAAACCAGGTTCTAAAGACGATAGTGCAGTTCCAATACAGACACTACAAAACGAACTAGATGGTTTGGGTAGTTCGGATGATAGTAAACTACCTATTAATACCAAAACCGATACAACATTATTAATAAACGCACGCAAACAAGACAAACAAGACAAACAAATAGACTATCACGCTGATATCGCCCTTAGAAAAGCAGAAGAAGAAGCAAAGAAGAAAAAACAAGAAGAAGCAGCAACTAAAGTGCAAGCAGTGACACGTGGTAATATAGCACGAAAAGAAGAAGCACGAAAAGAAGAAGCACGAAAAGAAGAAGCACGAAAAGAAGAAGCACGAAAAGAAGAAGCACGAAAAGAAGAAGCACGAAAAGAAGAAGCACGAAAAGAAGAAGCACGAAAAGAAGATGCACGAAAAGAAGATGCACGAAAAGAAGATGCACGAAAAGAAGAAGCACGAAAAGCAGAAGCACGAAAAGCAGAAGAAGCAGTAACTAAAATACAAGCAGTGGCTCGTGGTAATATTTCAAGAAAGGAACAACAAAAATCAGAAGATGAATTTGGAGACGAAGCAGAAGATGAATTTGGAGACGAAGCAGAAGATGAATTTGGAGATACACAGAAACAGAAGAATGAAGACGACAAAGAAATAACTGAATTACTAGCAAATCTTGCTGCTTTAAAACGCACTGTAGATGAAAATAAAACCCGAAACTTGAATATTGCAGATAACATTCATGAGTTAAAAACAGACATAAACGAGTTATGGAAAACCGAATTTATTACAGATAACATAATCAAGACAATTGGCGAAGATAACAATACCAATTTACAAAATATTTTTGATCATGTATTATGTCGTTTATATCCACGCACATTTGGTAAATATGAAGCACCTTCAAGTGAAGGTTTCTTGGGGTTAGGTGAAGGAAGTTATAATACGAAACGTATTCATACTGAAGAAGCGATTGAAAAAATAAAGTACTATCTAGGGGTGCTGATAACTAACCAACTAGATGAAAATATAGTGACTGAATTTATAAGAGACGTTTCCGAATTTATAAATGATTTCAAAAACAAAGACAGTTTCAATTACATAGAAGGATGTCATATTGGTGAGTTAGTGAAAGGCAAATGTCCAGTAGATAAATTAAAATGCAAAACCGCAGATGAAAATACGCAGGAAGCGAAAAATATAATAACAAATTTCAAGGACATCGGTGCGAGATTAAAAACCAATCAATATAATGAAAAAAAATTATTTTCAAAAGACTTTGAACAAATAACCGGTAAATTACAAGCATTAATACAACATATAAATAACGCGGGTCGCACTACAAACCTATCTGAAATAAAAACCAATATTCGTAATAAGAATGCAAACGATGATATACAACCAACATTTATTGACGAGAATGTAATCTTATTGGAACGATTTATAAAGAACTATGTATTTGAAAAACAACAAGGCGGAAAGAAAACTCGCAAAAATCGTTGCAAAACCAAACGCAGGAAAACGAAACGACATGCATAGATCGGAATTATTTGAAAACAAATTACCTACATAAAGTAATTTGTTTGTATATGTTATACCAGTTAATAAGCAATGAATGACACACATAGAATGGGTTTAGCGGAAAAAATAGAAAAAGACCTATTCAAACCAATTAACGAATATATTGCAGCAGCAGCAGCGAAAGTAGCATCACCACCACCAGCAATAACACCGGCAGCAGAAGCAGAACAAAGGTCTTCTCATCTGCCTTCTGATTCGCGTTCTAGTGTCTTTCCTCTTGCTGCACCAGAAGCAGAAGAAGAACAAAGAATGGCTGCAAAAGCAAAAGAAAAAGAAGAAGCAGCAAAACAAGCAGATGCGAAAGTAGCAGCAGATGCGAAAGTAGCAGCAAAAGAAAAAGAAGAAGCAGATGCGAAAGTAGCAGCAAAAGAAAAAGAAGAAGCAGATGCGAAAGTAGCAGCAGATGCGAAAGTAGCAGCAGATGCGAAAGCACAAAGAATTGCAGCAGCAGCGAAAGTACTCGCAGAAGCAGCAGCAGCGAAAGTACTCGCAGAAGCAGAAGCAGAACTCGATGAAAATGCAAGATTACGTGAAACAACCAAACCAGAGGCGTCTCGACCAACGAATACTATGTCTCGCGAACAACCAAATATCACCAGTCTTCTTCAGGTTCTTCCGTCACTTAGACAACAGATTTTATCGCAAGATGCAACAATACGAGATGATACAACAATACGAGATGATACAACAATACGAGATGATACAACAATACGAGATGATACAACATTACGAGATGATACAACAACACAACAATACGAGATGATACAACAACTCCTTCCTACCCTGTTGTTATTAGAAGAAAAGCGCAAATTATACGACGAAACGCCTCAAAAAATGACTATGGAAAAAATGGGAGAAAATTTACAACAAATGTTCAGTAATGCGAAGGGTATGTTACCTTCTATGCCGAATATGTGCGACGTAAATATCACCGGATCGGCATCGAACGCATTATCGGGGTTATCTGCATATTTAAATAATATCTACCAAGACGCGTTTGAACCTTACAATGAAGATTTCACCATTCACAGACCACCAGAAGAATTACCAGAATCGCAAAGAGAAAATTACAAATACCTTGGTAAATTTACAATGGATATGGAAATTGGCGAACAGCCATTCAAGCAAGTGGCGCATTTATACCACAACTTCAAAGACAATGTATTCCATACTGAGATCGAACTGGACGATATATTAGCAGTTGAGAAAGAATTTAAGGATAAATATGGACTGGATGTAAGTGCTGACCCATATAGGTCAGTTGTGGTGATAGATAAGCAAAATCCTAATAATTCAAAGGTGCTCCTTCGCGAATATGAAGAAAATAGTGATGATTTTAATGTCCAACTTGCTAATATGAACGATGTACAGCGAGGTGATAGGCGTGATGATAGGCGTGATGATAGGCGACAACAAATCTAAAATAATACTTTTTCATAAAAACAATTAAATACTTTTTATGAAATAAACCAGCATGAATGAAAATAAACTTATTATGGCGCATATACAACTGCCTATCCAAATTATTGATAATATGATAGAACCTCTACAAGATTATTTACATATATCATTCACCCCGTGTGATGTCTTACCTGAACGAACCAATTGTAATTTACAAACGGCTCTATCTGATAAAATAGAAGAATATCTACAAGCGCAAAATCAATTTGACCTACCATCGCACATTGAACAATTGCAAGAAGAAACCGAAGAACTTGTTCAAAACATAAATGAACCAATCCATTATGAAGAGGAAAAACTACAGACCCGCGAAGAAACTCCGGATAATGCTTCTCTGTACATTACTTTAGAAGAATTATCAAAAAAAAAGAAAGCATTTCACCATAAACATTCTACCTTTAGAAAATATCCTAAACATATGCACAATATTTCAATGAAAAGACGAATTATTTCATAGGATACGGACGCTGGTCTTTCTCCACAACAAGGGGTGCTGGTATAATCATGGAAATACGGTCACTCACGTTTAATGATTTGATATTGTGTATTTTTGGTTGAATTTGCTTTTGAGGAGTGACTAAATTTGTCGACCCAATACCAAATAATTGTGATTCTATATCACAAGCATTGCTTGCTAGATTTTCAGGAGCCATTCTTCCCATAAGTAAGCCATCTCCTGCTAAATAGTTCGTCGTTGCTTTTCCTGCGTTATCATAAGTCATGTATGTGGATGCGCTCGTGTAACTGCTAATTTCACGTTGATAATCACCTATCGAATTTTTATTTCTTGTTGATGCCATTATGTATATAGTGTATATATATTATTTACATAAAAAGTCATTTTATGTAAACACTAAATCAATATTTTTATTTAGAAACGAATTATTATGTATTAATTATGTATAATCATGAATTTTTTAATGCGTCCCAGACAAAATCTCAAGGCACAAGCACTTGCTGCTCAACGGGCGGCGGACGAGGAGGCCAAGAAGAAGGCTGATGCCGCCGAGGCCAAGAAGAAGGCTGAGGAAGAGGCCAAGAAGAAGGCTGAGGAAGAGGCCAAGAAGAAGGCTGAGGAAGAGGCCAAGAAGAAGGCCGATGAGGAGGCCAAGAAGAAGGCTGAGGAAGAGGCCAAGAAGAAGGCTGAGGAAGAGGCCAAGAAGAAGGCTGATGAAGAGGCCAAGAAGAAGGCTGATGAAGAGGCCAAGAAGCAGGCTGATGAAGATGCCAAGAAGAAGGCTGATGTAGAGGCCAAGAAGAAGGCTGATGTAGAGGCCAAGAAGAAGGCTGATGAAGAGGCCAAGAAGCAGGCTGATGAAGAGGCCAAGAAGCAGGCTGATGCCGCTGAGGCGCGTATGGCTGAGGCCAAGAAGAAGGCTGATTCCGCCGAGGCGCGTATGGCTGATGCAAATTCCAATACCGAAGCGTAAGCAAACTATTAATGATATAGTTTGTTAGATAGATCTACATAATTTATGCTTGTTGTATTCAATTCACCGGTAAGCATATATTCTTGATAACAAGGAATAAACGTATCTAAATAATCATAACTGCACAAAATAGTTAACCCAATTTCAGGTTCAACCGAGAACATACAAGCAGCTGCCTTTTCGTATAATTCTGTAAACAATGGATGGTCTTTCGTTTTGGAATACAAACGATCTAGTGCGCGAGATACATTTTCTTCGTCATACTCTAATTCATCTTTGCTTTCTTGATCAATGTCTTCGTTTATTGCGGGGTAATTCACTGCATTCATCGAAAACACGCGTCTCATTTCATTGCGATACACGTTCGTATTGTTGTACACAACCGGTTCGAAATCTGATTTTTCACAGGCAATCATACTATTCTACTGTAAAATGTGTTCATTATTCTAAATACATTTTACATATCTATTTTACACAGTGGGACAGAAGACCCAATCTAAATCTTCACATACTTTTTTCCAAATCATATCTTGTTCTAATTGTTTTTCTCGGTCTTTCATCATAGGTATATACGGCAAATATTGTGTCTGGTCTAACAAATTGCACAGTTGATACAGCGTGTAGGTATAATTAAAGAAATTAGTTCTGTTCGCAGGACAATGGACAGCCCAAGGTTTCTGGATTTCAATGAATAACACACATAAGGTCTCGTGTAATTCTTCGTTCATGACGGGCGGTTTGATACCGAACAACGAATTGATGTATTGTATGTGTTCAAAATACTTATTCAAACCCAGTTTTCGCAATATATCGCGCATTTTGTTATAATTGAGCGAGGAGACGTCTTCAATTCGTTCTTTTTTAATACGCGCCTTGATTGCATTGATTACTTCGTCCGGAATTTGAGTAGATTCCTTTGCTTGAAACTGAGATAAGATTTCTTTGAAATGATTGAGACGTATATACGCAGTGTATGATACTTCATTCGGTGGGTCTTTGTTATTCGGTTTTGAACTGTCGATAATGTACGTAATGAATTTGGCGCATTCAGGATTATTGCAAATTAATATTCCTTCTTCGTCTTGTGGTATCATTTCACCTTTATTGCATACCAGACACACATCAGATGCGACAATGCAATCTTGCATATTATAATTATCGTTGCTCACGTTTTTCCAATAATTTTGATAATATTTCTTTGACTTAACATATTTTGCACTCTGTAAGTTAGCTGCGTCTTGACTGTTTGATTTGATTTTAAAAAAAGAATTGATCACTTTGGAATGTTGACTGGATGTTTCACTCGTCGAAATTAGTTTCTTCTGTTCAAAATAGTCGAATATATATTTTGAATTGTTCAAATAATAGTTTTTTTTGGTCTGTTTCTTCTGTTTAATATCATCTTGTAGAGCATATATCTTATCACGAGTTTCCATGTATTCATCAATTTGTTGTTTATTCAATGAACGAATGTATTCTTTCAGTTGGTTTTTTTCTTCCATGAGTTGTGGTATAACGACTTCCTGATTATGATTTATCTCATTCATAATTGCCGTATGTTTTTCATCAATACTATGAACCGATGTTTTGGTCGATTTTGACGCCATTTATATATTTGTTTATGTATTCTTAGGCGAATGTTTTTATGTTAATTTTTGATAATAAATTAAACAAAAATAATAATAATTCGTATAATTTTCGCATATAAACCGTTTTTATATGTATATGTCCGATATTGCAAAAAAAATTACATTAGAGCAACCGAATGAAATAAAAATAGAAAAGGCACAATTTCAAAAAATGATGTTTTTAATGAATGCTTTGGAAAAGGGGTGGTCAGTGAAGAAACAGCAAGACAAATATATTTTTACAAAAAAACATGAAAACAAACGAGAAATATTTGAAGAGAATTATTTAGAACGCTTTATAGTAAGTAATTCGACCGACAATTCGCTGTTCGATAATCGCGCAATATAATACCTTTTAAGCACAATTTTTCCCCATTTTCTTTCAGTTGTCGTATACACAAATTTTTCCCCATTTTCTTTCAGTTGTCGTATACACATATTTTAGCCGAAAATTTTAATTTACACATGTGATGTATTATGCTTACAGTTGTAAAATACAAACCCCCTAAAATGTATGGTACGCAGTGTTGATTGTATTTTTTTTGAATGAAACTACTATTGTGGTGTGGAGGAGAAATATAATTTAGGAAAATGCAAGAGAGTAATTAAATTAATTAAATGTGTCTATTTGTCTAGAATTATTTTCTTTACAATAGTATATATATAATCCAAAATGGCTGGAGGACTTATGCAACTTGTCGCCTATGGCGCCCAAGACGTGTTCCTAACTGGAACCCCCGAAATCACTTTCTGGAAGGTGTCTTACAGACGCCATACTAACTTCGCTATGGAGTCTGTCGAGCAGACCTTCTCCGGACAGGCCGACTTCGGCCGTCGCGTGACCTGCACCATCTCCCGTAATGGTGATCTTGCCTACCGCACCTACCTTCAGGTGACTCTCCCCGAGATCAACCAGGCCGTCGGCTCCGGTGACGTGTACGCCCGTTGGTTAGATTTCATCGGCGAGCAGCTCATCGCCCAGGTGGAGATTGAGGTTGGTGGCCAGCGCATCGATCGCCAATACGGTGACTGGATGCACATCTGGAACCAGCTGACCCTCTCCAAGGAGCAGCAGTCTGGCTACTACAAGATGATCGGTAACACCACCCAGCTTACCTACATCACCGACCCCACCTTCGCCGCTGTGTCTGGTCCCTGTGCCTCCACTTCTGCCCCTTCTCAGGTGTGCGCTCCCCGCAACGCCCTCCCCGAGACCACCCTTTACGTGCCCCTTCAGTTCTGGTACTGCCGCAACCCCGGACTTGCTCTTCCCCTCATTGCTCTGCAATACCACGAGGTGAAGATCAACATCGATTTCCGCCCCATCGGTGAGTGCCTCTGGGCCGTTTCTGCCCTTGAGGGTGGTGCCGCTGGTGTGTCCAAGTCTGTGTCTGCTGCCTACCAGCAGTCTCTGGTTGCCGCTTCTCTGTACGTGGACTACATCTTCCTTGATACCGATGAGCGTCGCAAGATGGCCCAGAACCCCCACGAGTATCTGATCGAGCAGGTTCAGTTCACTGGTGACGAGTCTGTTGGTTCTTCTTCCAACAAGATCAAGCTCAACTTCAACCACCCCTGTAAGGAGCTTGTGTGGGTTGTGCAGCCCGATGCTAACGTCGACTACTGCTCTTCCCTGGAGAGCGGCGCTACCCTGTACAAGACCCTTGGTGCCCAGCCCTTCAACTACACTGATGCCATTGATGCTCTTCCCAACGCCGTCCACGCCTTCGGTGGTGATAACGCCACCTCTGGCGCTAACGGTGTGATCTCTGGTGGTGTGTTCCAGATGAACGAGGCCGCCGATGTGTCCGGTATTGATGCCGCCACTCTTGGCTCTGCTCTCTCTGATGCCGGCACCTTCGTGCTTGCTGAGACCGCCCTCGACATGCATTGCTGGGGTGAGAACCCCGTTGTGACCGCCAAGCTTCAGCTTAACGGCCAGGACCGCTTCTCCGAGCGTGAGGGTTCCTACTTCGACACTGTCCAGCCCTTCCAGCACCATACCCGCGCCCCTGACGCCGGTATCAACGTGTACTCCTTCGCCCTCCGCCCTGAGGAGCACCAGCCTTCTGGAAGTTGCAACTTCTCCCGCATCGATAACGCTGTCCTCCAGCTTGTCCTTTCCTCCAACACCGTCTCCGGCACCAACACCGCCAAGGTCAGAGTGTACGCTGTTAACTACAATGTGCTCCGTGTGATGTCTGGCATGGCTGGCATCGCGTACAGTAACTAAATTAGCGACACATTTAGGGAGACCAACATCTACTAAAAAATATCATCATTATTTAAATTAAAAATTTTTGAAAAATAATTAAAAATCATACAGATTAATTATTTTTTATAACATTAGTTAACATCCATCTTATCTTGTTTTATTTTCGCACGATATTCTGCCAACTCCGTTGCTCTTTTTTGTTTAAACTCTTCATCTCCGTATTTTTCACGCAACGCTTGTCGCTGTCTTTGTTTTTTTAATCGTCTTAGTTCTCGTAATTCTTCTGGTGTTTTTTTATTTTTATTTTTTACAATAGTGTTGTCGGTACCACTTCTTTCTTTTCGTTTTTGTTCTGTCTTTTTCTTTCTTAACACATCAATCCCAATATCTTCTATCTGTCTTTCTCGATAGTTTTGTTGATTTATGCGGTTTTGGTCTTTCTTATCGTCATTGATTTTTTCTAAGTTTTGTTTATTATATATTCTGCATAACTTATCCATAAATTCGTCCAAGTCATAACTTTTTTTCATATAATTACATTCGCCACAGCAACTTTTTACATTGTTTAAAGTGTATCCTTCAGTATTATTAATTCGGTCTACCCCGTTAACATGTCCATCTATTGTTTTTTTACCACATATATAACAATCATTATGTATTAACATATCAAATTCGGGTTTTGTTAATAAGAAATCCAGTTGTTTTCTAATCGCACGCTTCTGATAAGTAGTATAACTTGAACCTTTATGATCTGAAAACGCGTCATAACAATAATTACCTTGAATTTTTCCATTGTAAGTTAATATATGTTCGATTCTTTTGAAAAATGGTTCTAGTTCCAAACTCCCTTTCACATAATTACACATAGTGCAACAACTTACGCAATTATCCAATGTATAACCAATGATAGAATCTTTGCGGTCAATACCATTTAATCGGTTTTCTTCTTTGATACCACAATAATAACAATTCTCATTTGTTAATCGTTCAAAATCAGTATCATTCAATTCAAATGCCAAATTTTTATATTCCGCAGTTCGTTTGTAGTTTGATTTATGAATTTTCATGTTATTTTTCTTGTTTTCGTTATTGTCTACTACTTTCTCGGGATTATTCTCCCGCCATTGCTTCGCATTTTCAGCATTTTTCTTCAAATAGCCATCCATATCATTTTCTATCTGTCTTTGTCGATAATTCATAGTAGTCAATGCCACTTTTTCATAATTATTTTCTTTCCATTCTTGTTTCTTTTCTTTGCGTTCTGGTTTTTGTTCTGCGATACGAGCAACTGCGTTACGATGTTCCTTATCGCGTTTTTCATCTTGAAGTTTATTACGTTCACGACATACAGAACATGTCTTCGTAGAACCTTTCTCTCCTTCAAACATATCTTTTGACCGAGTTTTACAACAAGAACCGCAAAATTGGTGCGTATCATCCAATTCCATTGAAGCATTACCTCCACGACGTTTTCTATCTCTCTCACGGTCCTTTTCTAAGCATGATTCACAAGACGATTTTGAATAATCATTTTCCAATTGTGTTTTACAACCACGCACATAGTTTTTACACATCTTCTTTCCCAAAGCAAGTGTTTCATCGATAAATATATTGATTTGATGCTTCATACAATAATCATTTTCGTCACTTTTCTTGAATGTACAATTCTCCGCTTTACATAATACTTTTGTTTCTTTTTGTTTTTCTTTACTTGATTTTCCACGTTGCTTACAGTTCTCACAAGTTTTTACTCCATCTATCAAGTAATATTGTTTTTTGCATCCTGAACACTTGGTTAACCCGTTCAGCATATCTTCTGTATAATCCTTCATATATTGATGAATTTTTCAGCATTTCGTATCTTGAATACCCTTATTACGACAGGGATTCTCGTTTCTATCTTTTCCGATACACTTGGTTGTCATTTTCTATAGATTATATATAGATACTTCTCTAAGTAGTTTTTAATACTAACTAAAAAATACTTAAATCACTAAATGTTTTCTTGACTCTCTTGTGTTTCTTTTTCCTTCTTTTTCAAATATGCTCGCCGATTGTACTCTTTTCGCTGTTCAGCAGTGGGTATATGTTTAGATTCACTTTTGTAATTCGTACGCTTTTGATACTCCCGAACACGTTGCTTATGTTCTTCCTTATGTTCTTGATAATACTTTTTACTGCTAGCGGGTGCAGTATATTTTTTCAAATGAACCTTCGTTTCTTCAAGTTCAGTTTTGAGTTGTTCATTTTGTTTCTCCAACTCGGCAATACGTAATATTAATTCTTCTTGGGACATTGTTAGTATATATGGTAAGGATATTTTTATATGTCTTTCACAATTTACTTTTGAACATAACTTTTGTTTCACTTAATTTTGTCTTATTTGGTGTATACATTTTCAAATAGACATTCGCTTCTGTTAATTGATTTTGAAGTTGTTGGTTTCGTTTTTCCAATTCAACAATACGCAATCGCAGTTCACCTTCAGACATCTTTACTGTATATGACCTGTTATGTTTATCCCATTTTCAAAAAGTAAATCAAGACATACATTCAAATTCGCACTTTGAATATATTTCATATATAGTATCGTTCATACTCCAGCTATTTTCTTCCATAATATCTTGATTGAAATCATTATCTTCATTATCATATCCATTACAAACATACATCAATTGTTTAATTTCCTCTATTTCTTCAACTGTATACGATTCTTCATTTTGTATTTTATGTTCAAAATCCCATCCCATCCCTACTTCTTCTACTGAAGCATTCCAATCATTTACTATAATATGGTCTTTTTGTAATAATTGTTCCTTTTCTTCATCCGTTATTTCAAACTGAAATACACCGTCATCGCATTGCAGTGTGTATAGCACAGTCACACTCTTACCATTGGATAATTGGTTCGTCCAATATTCCGTTGTATATATTGATGATCTATCTAATGGAGATACTTGGTATACTTGCAGTTCTTCCATAATTATTATATATCTGATGTATACTTTATCCCATTTTCAAAAGTAAAATTGAAAGGATACAATTATCATACAGTATACCCAACAAGTCAAGAAAATGGAATGGTCTTATAGTCAAGATAGAATGATGTCGTCTCTTGAGCGACTATGTGAACCACCAAAAACAAGAAAATGGTATGAACATTATGCGTGCTTTATCAGAAAGATTTATTGATAAAATTGAATAAAAATGATCAAAATCATCTGTAACTACCAAACATCGAACCAATCATGAACTACACATTTAACCTGAACACCACTGCGTGTAAACCGTTAAGTGTTACTTGCAACGGAAATACTACAATGAAACACTTGCGAGAATTGTTGTTTGAAGAAATCAAAATAAATACTGTATTTACGGAAGACGACATATTGGATATCTTTATACCGAAGACACAATCAAGCGAAACACTGTCTATACCGACGACAAATGATGTTGTGAAGGACTTTATTCCAATGAATCGACATTTCTTTCCGTTTTCTCCAGATACGAAAAATACATATACGTTGTATGCGATCGACCGGATGTACAGAGAACGAATCGACCCACCAGTAGATACTGCTGTTCAACATAGTCATAATGCGAGAAGAGAAATCAAAACAAACCATTCGGAGGGATTTATCCAATCAACCAAAAGAATGTTGTCTCTATGGTAAAGAAAATAAAGAAAATCATAAAATAAAAAATACAATCATCTCATTGATGATTGCATTTTTTAGTTTCCAAAGTAATTATTCACATGTTCAATGTGATGATATTGTTTTACCAAAGAACAGGATTGTAATAAGGGTATCCGCCCCAATAAGGACGATAACCTCCCCACCCCCAACGAGGGTATCTATATCCGCCATAAAATGGTCTTCCGTAATGTCCATGACGCCTTCCGTGATATCCTCGTCTATGCATACTTATACATTCACCTAATACTATTTCTTATAACAAAATAATAATTAGCACACCAGTTATGCTTACAAAATGTAAATAAAAAATACATTATTACTATACAGGTTACACAATTCTATTTTTGTATTTTTCTACTCATCGCTTGAAAATAAACGACACATATTATTTGCTTCCACATTGTGCTCGGGTGTCTTGAACAACTGAATGATCATATTATCATCTCTGAACCGAACGCTGTAATCTTGTTGGATATTGTTGCGACCAATTCTGCCCAATGCTTGAAGTGTTTTCTGTTGCGTCATGTTGGTCAAGTCTTTCCCAATAAATCCATGACAAAACTGATAGTTGGTTCCATATATATAATCCGATGAGGCAATGATAATAAAGAGTCTCTGTTCGGAAGCCAAGCGTTTCATCAGTTCCATATATTTCACATCCACATTTTCAATGAACATACCAATCCCCAGAAGCAACAATACTTTAAAATGATTATCGATGTTCAGCGACATAATATCACGCGTATGTTCTTCGTCCAATGATGCAGTGAACGCATTTTCACACACTTCTTTGTCTGGTGTCCATAACTTTTGATGAGCAACTGAATTCGGTACATATGTCGGATCGAGTGAAATTAGTTTGATTTCTTTACGCATTTTTTCGATTTGGTTCATCCAATGTTGCGATTCATGACATAATCGTCCACTTTCGCGTGCGCTTGTCGATTCGTTATCGGCTCCCATTTTGGTCTCCTTGTTTGCGATTTCTCCTTCCAGATATGTGATTTTGTTAATAATATCGTCGTTCTTGGAAATATTATGCAATATGCTCTGGAACATCACTGTGGGGATATTCGATTGTTGAATGTAGAAATTACCTATCTTCTTTACATCTTCGGATAAGAATATCGTTGGTCCATCGGTTAATGTGTGCGCATCTGACGTAGTGAGCAGTATACCTTTGCTATTTGTATTTGCTTTTGCAGTTTGCGTTGGTTCACCGTGCGTGCTACTTGTTCGCTTCAATGAGGAACCACCAGAATAAGATGATAGACTTTTGGTCTTTCCCAATCCATTTTGTGTAACACTATCCAGGTTGGACAGCTGAGTATTTTTCATATGATGATAAATAGTTTGCCAGTCTTCAGGTTTGCAATGAGACAATACTTCCAAATAGTATAATTTAATTGAATTCATAGTCACGTCCACAATATTTTCGAAGTGAGATTTAAAATCGACTGACGCCAATAGATAATCGTTTGAAGACACGTAATCAATAAATCGAATAATTTCCTGTAAATCGAAATAGCGCAACAAGGTTAAGTGATCTTTGCAATAATCAACGCAATCCATAATGTCCACATAATTTTCATACAATAGATGAGGGAGTACTGAGAAACCGCTTTTGTTTAATATTGGGATCGATTTGCGACAATCATAACTATTGATTGTATGAATTTCTGCAGTTTCAAACTTGCTTTGGAAATCAGAAAATACTCCCGCCAATTCTTGTTCACTCGGCAAAGTTGCGCACGATAATACCATATTCGGGATCTTATTTTCTTTCCAATTGTTATGAATAATGCTATGCAATTCGTGTTCACCATAATCCATTGTAATCGTTGGCTCGTCCCAATATGTGACCAACTTGTCTACTGAATTGAAGCCTAGCATGTAATTCATCGAGATCAAATAAGACTGTACATCACATATCATTATCTCTACATTCGTTCCCACACTATTGTCTACCTTACCAATTCCACCTGAGCGACGGTGTTTGGTGTAGTTTACCGCCGAGAAATAATGCAAACGAATATCAGTTTCATCCTTGCATCCAAATGCAAAAGCAACCTTCTTCTCTACTGATATGCTTGCTTTTGCGAGAGCCAAACCAATGTGCCTAGCCACACATACGAAAATAATGCGCTTTCCTTCTGATAGTCCAACTGGTGAAATCGTTTTGCCCGTTCCTGTTGGTGCAGTATACAACACAAGTTTGGAAGAAGGTTGCTCGTCATCTGAACTAAATAGTTGAAATAGTTTTTTTTGGTGTTCAAATAGGGTTAAATCTTGGTATTTTAATAGATAGGCGTTACGTTCAATGAAATTATAGGCATTTTTCATAATATCGTTTGCGCTCGTTTTTCGCTGTGCATATACCAAATAATGCTCGATGTTATGCAATACGTGCTTGTTTATATGCCGAATACTGTTTTGTTCTAGTTGACGAATAGTATACAAATACAATGCGAATTGCGGTTTGTTTTTGTGCAAATTTTTTAACAATTCATGGAACAACTCCAATAGAACAAATTCATAAATATATTGTTTGTTTTCTTTGATATTTGCCTCCAAGTTTGTAATGCGGATCATGTCCGCACTCTTTAATTTTTTTAGTTGACTTCCTTGCAAGTTGGTGATTTGTACATTCATATTTTTTCCATATTTTTTCATTGTTTTCTCCATTGTTTCTTTGAAATAGCGGTCGTACAACAACAACTCGACTTCATCGGTTTGTTCGATTTTAGTAAAAGAAAACAAGGATTGGTTTTTATTGCTGTGTATATCTAGATGATGAAATCCCTTTATCATCATTTTCAAAATCGCTTTCTCTTCCGAAGAAGAAGGGACCTCAATGGATTCCCATTCACTTTTTGATAACTTGTTTTGACGAAGATCCATTTTAAACGGTTGAATATAATAATTACTTACTATGAATATATCCACTCAATTTGTATAAATCAATTTTATAGTCAGTTAAATGGTTTAAAAATTGCGCCTGCTATATGATATATTAATATGGATACGTCCTATCTGAATTCAATCAGTTACAATGATACCATTCCGTTTGTTTATCCAATTCAATATGGTAAAGTTATCAAAGTATATGATGGCGATACCATCACAATTGCTGCACGCCTACCTAACACAGATGGTCCAACATACCGTTTCTCTGTTAGGTTGAACGGCATTGATACGCCTGAAATTCGTGGAAAGTCTGACGCAGAAAAGGAATTGGCGTATTTCGTCCGCGATGCTCTTTCCGAGCGAATTATGGGAAAAATTGTTGAGTTGCGTAACGTTGCTAACGAAAAGTATGGTCGCATTCTGGCTGATGTGTACTTGGGCGAAGAACATATCAACGGATGGTTGGTAGACGAAAACTTCGCCGTAGTTTATGATGGAGGAAAGAAACACAGACCCACCAGTTGGGATTAAAATCGTGATTTGGGTTTATATTTTAAAATATCCAACAATGGTTTTGTTGTTGGAAAATGTTCATCTCCATAAATATCTTGTAAACATAACCATTCAAACAATCCTCCTTGGTACATAAACACACATTGAAACCCCAGAGAAGTTATTTGATGGTATTTCTTTTCTACAGCACGATCGTGGGTATTTTCGCCATAAATAATTATTTTTTTACCAGAAAAATCATACTGATTCATTAACGCATTTATCTTTTCTTCTTCTTGCTTGTAATACATAGTCGTTGTGATCAAATATTCCTGATCACCTTCTTTCAGTGTATTAATCACCAGAAAATCGTCTGGGTGTTGAATTGCGTATTGTATATCTTCAAAAGAGACAGTTTGTATTTCTTTTTTAAATATTTGACTTAACATTCATTTGATATTAATGTTAAGTTGTTGTTTCTATATTTTTTTCAAGCCCTATATTTTTGTAATTTGTACATTTTTCTGTAATGCAAAATATTCAACCAAGTCGTCGTTTTTATAATCGTCTATGTATCGAATTTCCGAAACACCTGCTGCTAACAATAGGCGAGTACATACCAAACAAGGATAATGTGTTATATACACAACGCAGTCTTTGCAAGATACCCCTCTATTCGCACAATCGCATAAAGCGTTTTGTTCTGCATGGATGGTTGCTTGTTCGTGATTGTCGCGAACAATACTTATATGTGAACAATCTGGTAAAAATCCATTGTAACCTTGGCTTACTATTCGATTGTCTTTTACAAACAAACACCCAACTTGCAGTCGATTGCAAGGTGACCGTCGAGAAGTGACTTGGACTATTTCTTTGAAGTAATCATTCCAATTTGGTCGACTATTTGAAGTCATTGTAATACTGTCTAATATGCGTTTATATGACTTTATCCCCCTATAAAATTGATTTATGTATAGATTTTTATGTAAATTCAGTCAATACAACCATGTTCACGTCCCAGTTTTATTTTACCAGTGCACTCGTTACAATATTAAGTGTATATAGCATCGATGTATATAATGTAACCACTATCGAATCGTCATTAAGTGCATTTGGTTCCTCCATAGATATAAACAACCATACTCTTGTTATAGGTAGCGTTGGTCGGTATTCAAACATAGGGAATTATGCTACTATTTATCGTAAAAATAATAACACATGGGACTTTGCACATAGCACGGAATTATCAAATAAAGGATGGTTCGGTTATGCATTGTCTATAAATAACCATTATTGTGCGGTCGGCGGATATGCTTCAGATAAAGTATACGTATACAAAGAAAATGAAGATACGAATGATTATTCAAACAATGTGTATCAAACAATATCTAAAACAAGTAGTCATGAATATGGAAAATCGTTATCACTTAGTGATTATTATATGATAGTGGGTGCTCCATCTGGGAACAATTATGCATATATTTATCAACTACAAGATGATACATATACTTTGGTGAGGTCAATTACAGAATATTCTACCGAATCGGGGTTTGGGTTATCGGTCGATATAACAGATGACTATGCAATTGTTGGTTCGAATAATAAAGTATTTATATTTACAAACAATGGTCAAAAGTGGGACAATGTGGTTGAAATAGATGGTTATACTCAAGAAACAAACTTTGGGTGCAATGTGGTTATACAAAACGAATATATTGTAGTTGGTGCATATGGCGTAAACAAGGTATTTGTATTTACCCAAACGAGTGAAGGCACTTGGAATAAAAATGCGTGGCGCGTGATTGATCAATATGCCGACACAAGTGAATTTGGTTATTCACTTTCTATCCATAATTCGATGCTTCTTGTAGGAGCACGTGGAGCAAAAAAAGCGTATTTGTTTGATAATTTTGTTCATAATATTTCAAGCGTTACAGTAATTGACGGGTTTCAAGACCAGTCTGGTTTTGGTAATGATGTTGCATTGATAGATACGTATATCGCGATTGCTGCAAAAAATATGAACAAAGTATTCTTCTTTGAATTGCATTATGATGATCCCACTTCTATACCCACTTCTATACCCACTTCTATACCCACTTCTATACCCACTTCTATTCCCACTTCTATTCCCACTTCTATTCCCACTTCTATTCCCACTCATTATAATAAACATACGATGCATAATATAAGCAAACAAGGTAATCCGAATTATATGCTCACAGTTGGTGTAATCATCGCAATTTTAACAGTTACTATTTTGTGTTCATTTTATATTGTTCGTCTATGTAAAAAATATAAAACCGTTGGTGTAGAAGACAACTCGAACCTATCAACCTTCACATTTGCAAGTATTTATAACTTGGAAGAAGGATGGGGCAAAACTGTCCATCCAATACATCCTCAATGCGATTCAGATGAAGAGTCCCAAACGACCACGCCTATGCATGAAAAATACAAACAATTATCTCTTCCATTCATTGTGTAATTTATTCAATTGCCTCGTCTAATTCTGTTTGTATGTCAGATGGTTGACTTTATAATGTATTTAATGAACTCTCTTCCTCTTCCTCTTCCTCTTCCTCCTCTATCATTTTATCTTTATCTACTACATTAAACTGTATTCTATCCATCAAATAAGCAGAATAAAATATATTTTTCTTCGTGTTCACAATGTCGCAGGTCTCCTTTACTTTCAGCGCCATGAATAAAATATTAGTCAGATACACCGTAAATGTCTTATCATCTAAATAATTCGTATATACGACATATCCACTTACACCCGCGTTCAATGCAAACGCAGACAATGCGAGATAGCCAGAATGTAAGTAATAACCATCATACGCCAATATAGATTCCTTTTTATTTGCAGGCAGTTTCACCAATGCTTCTCCTACCGACTCGTTATCGAATGCGAAGTGCTTGTCTACTTCTAAATAGTTGATCAACTTATTTTCACGCTTAATTTCGACTATATACATAATAAGAAAACAAACCAATGCATATGCATTCAGAGCAATGGCGGTATTATAAACTTCGGGTACAACTGTAGTATTTTCAAACATATCACAGATATGGTCGTCACACTTTTGAGGAACAAACATTAATAACATAGACCCCATGAGAACACGATAGAGTTCAAGTACGAAACTTACATATACCGCGGATTTTTGTTTGAAATCTTGGTCAGACACGATTGTCTGAATATTTTCAGACAACTCTTTGATTGAGTTGCGTTTTACCATTTGTGTTGTCTCGTCTTCGGACATTTATTATATATTTAATATAGAATAAAAAAATTGTTGATGACTTCATAACATCATAAAATTGAAATGAAAAATATTTGTTGGATTAATGTATATACAAATTAAGCAACATGACGCTTCCGTTGATCATTAATATTGAGGGGAATATTGGGACGGGTAAGTCAACTATTTTGCAAAAATTAAAGGAGGTATTAGAGGTTCATCATAAAGACAAAGTGTTGTTTCTAAAAGAACCCGTCGACAAATGGGATACCATCAAAGATAGTAATGATACTACTATATTGAAACACTTCTATCAAGATTCCGAAAAATATGCATTTCCCTTTCAAATCATGGCTTGTTGCACACGGATTACAAATTTGAAAAACGCCATTAAAAAAAATCCCCAATGCACTGTTATTATTTGCGAACGGTCCATCGAAGCCGACGCCAATATATTTGCTAAAATGTTATATGATGATGGGGTAATGAATGAAATGGAATACAAAATTTACAACTTATTTTACGATGAACACAAAGATTTGTATCAACCTACTGGGTACGTCTATTTAGATACAACTGCAGAAATTTGTTTAGGGCGAATTGAAAAACGTTCTCGTGACGGGGAAGCTGGAATTGCGCTCGAATATTTGCAGCGTTGTCAGCAGTATCACGACGTTTGGTTGAAAAACAAGGAGTTAGATATTCCTGTATTAATACTCGATACGAACAAAAATGTAAATTATGATAATGAAGACGACGAAGAAGGGGATAAATGGGTAACCAAAATTAGCGATTTCATCACACAGTTAACAAACAAATATTTTCTGAACCATTCAAATCGTTATCAACCCGATAATGCATTTGATAAATCACCGGATTGGGCAATTGCGTTCCCATAAATATAAATATTTCTATTAATTAAATTTTACTATTATTTTTACGCTTTCCTTTTTTATGCATTTGCACGCAGATATGGACAATTCTTCCCGTTTTTTTCTTGTTTTCGACTTGTCGCCTTGCTTTGTCTCGTCAATGCTATCTTTTCTTTTGGATGTGCTGTTACGATTATTCATATCTTGCTCAATGTGTTGATAATGCTGGTCGATGTAATCAATCACATTGTGTTGCAACGCCCATTTGAAAAAATTTAATTGACCCAACGTGGTCTCCATGTACATATTGTTGTTATATGGAATTGAAATGCGTTCCCATCTACAAAAGGGGTCGAACCTTTTCTTGGAATATGCTTTCAGTTTCAACTTGTATTCATTGTATACCTTGAACCGAACATTCTCTTCCTTTGTTCCGAACAATACAGACATTTCATACACTGTAAAATATTTTTTCGCATAATTTGTTACAAACCAATCAACAATTCGCAAGGAAATGTTTGATTCTCCATTCACTATATTAATTATCTTTTGCAAATTTTCAGTATTTGTATAAAACTCTTTCAAACTGTCGAATAATAGATCTTGCTGTGTGTGTAATGTTGTTGTGTGTAAAGACATATTGTATAGAACAATAAAAATATTTATATGTATTATTTTTAAATAAATATTTTTAGATTTGCATCGAATAATGCATTATGTATTTTTATTATAGAATAGTTCCTTTACACAAGCAACAGTTGTTCGCGCACGGACTTTTGGATAAAATGCAGCTTTTATAGCATCCTAGACAAATTTTATGCCCACACGATGGAACAATGTAATTGTTAATGCGGATGCCTTCATAACATATTGGACATTCTTCGTCATAATGCCTGTCTTGTGCAACTTGTGTCCATTTGGCTATCTTGTTTTCCAGATCACTTAACATATTGCGTGTTTTCTGTTCTTCAATGTGCAATCTAACCGGTGTTTGCATTGCATTTATATTGGATCCATAATCTACATTTGAATGATAGAGGAGGTTGTAGGTTTTGTGTAGTTGATATATTTGTGTATTGCTCATGTTGGTATTTTTGACTACTTTTCACAACAGTAGAGGCAGATTGATCAATTTTATCCTCTAAAAAGGTCATAACAAGCCATTCGTTACAATGCCGTCCAATTTATATTGTTTCATATAATTCAATATGTATTCGTCCGTACAAGTATACGCATACACATAGATACCCTTTTCGTGTAACATTTCGATGCTTTCATGGTCCAGAGCGGTCCAGTCTACACATACGAAGTGTACGTTCTTACATAACAATTCAAGTTGGTTTTTATCATATAAGTTCGCAGTAGAAAACCCTATTTTTACAGGCAATTGAGATTTTAATAATGGTTCAACAAATTTGCAGTTGAAACTGCTTATGTAAATACGTCTTAACTGTCTACTAGAAAATCGAGAACGAAGCATCTCTATCAGCGGATAAATTACATTCTCGTCGCCTTTGATATCCAAATATATCTTGATTAAATCTACTTTCACCATATCCAATACTGTATCTAACGTCACTATGTCTTCGTTCAGTAATTCTTTTCGTGTATAATTTTGTATGGGTTTGTTATGCAAATAGGTATCGTGGAATATGATAATTTCACCAGTTTTGCATAACTGTATATCCATTTCCACCATATCAAATCCATAATAAATAGCTTCTAAAAAGGATGGTATATTATTGTCTCCACATTTATCGGAATATCCTCGATGGGCGATCTGTATCATGAATATGCCTTATTATATTGATGATACAAAATAAACGAGCAATAAATGAACACGAAATAAAACGAGCAATCTCAAAAAATTTCCCGATGATGTAAGATAGGGGTCCTTAGCAAAGGTCGTCTACCATAATTATAAAAAACTAATATTTTGAAAAAGACGTGTCAAGGATAAATTATAAAAGGTTGTATTATTTTTTCAAACTCTCTAGAATTTTTTGCACTTTTGGACATTCTTAAAAATGTCCAATTTTCATTTTTGTGAGAAAGTCTTGAGAAAGAAAAAGTTAAAAAATGGGTTCATAGCATAATGCAGTGATTTGAGTTTTTATATAAAACATTTGGCTGCATACTTTTTTTTATAAATTATTCAAAAACGATTTAGGCATTTTTTATGTTGCTAAAATATAGCAACGCACGCAACATACAAAAATGCCGAAAAATGCCGAAATTTATAGTTGTGAAAAATGCAACTTTATATGCAGCAAAAAAAGTAATTATGATAAACATTTAACCACAGCAAAACATAAATCGGCAACAGAATCGCAACCAAAAAATGCCGAAAAATGCCGCTTCATATGTGATGGGTGTAATAAGGAGTACAAAGACAGAACTGGTCTATGGCGTCACAGTAAAAAATGTAATTTACAAATTCCAGAAGAAGTTTTATATGAAAAATCGCAAGTCGATATGGATATTGTTCCGCCTAATAGCAATTCAAACATTTTATTAGAATTAGTTAAACAAAATCAAGAATTAATGACCAGCAATCAGGAATTCAAAGAATTAATGGTAGAACAACAAAAAGACAATCAGGAATTGCAAAAACAATTAGTGGAAAGTGTAAAACATAGTAGTCAGACAATTACAAATAATACGATAAACAATAACCAAAAATTCAATTTGAATTTATTTTTGAATGAACAATGTAAAGATGCGATGAATATGTCCGATTTTTTGGATAACATGACTTTAGATATAGAGGATTTAACAGAAACGGGAAGACTGGGGTACGTGAATGGAATCTCTCGAATTTTAGTAAATAAGTTGCGCGAAATTGATGCATATAAACGACCGATGCATTGTACGGATTTGAAACGTGAAACGTTGTATATTCGTGAAAATGATTCTTGGTCAAAAGAAGATAATTCAAAACAAACAATCAAGGACCTAGTGGATCGCGTAGCGAATAAAAATTGTAAAACTATGCGTCAATGGACAGAAATACATCCAAATTATACAGAAATGGATACGCCAGACAATCAAGAATTTATGAGGTTGTCCGATACAGTATTAGGCGGATTTGGAGAGATGGAATCAAAACAATTCCGGGATAAAATTATTCGAAATGTAATCAAAGATGTGACTGTAACCAAACTGTAATTCGCAGCATATTTTTTTATATTCTTATATCAAAGATGAGATTGGGTTGGATTACTAGTATACTTATCATAGCATTAGGTATCAGTCTGATATATAATGCGAATATACAAGAACCGATGACTTCTACAGAAATGGAACAAGCCATGGCTTACGATGTGAAAAATGAATTTAAGAAAGGTGAAATACAGTCTTCGCCAGAAATTGCAGAATTTGAAGTTGTAATACAGGTTAACCAAAATAATAATAGTAATGCGACACAAGATAATAATGAGTTTAGCAAAAAAAATAATGATATAGTTTATAATATGGGTTGTGTATTAGAAAAAGAAACAGAAGCAAATGTGAGAGAACCATCTACTATAAAAAAAGGAGAAGTAACAAACGTCAAATTGCCTATGGAAACAAATAAGTTGAATAGTTATATTGCTCTTTCTCCCAAAGACGGAAAGTATTTTCCAAGTAGTTTTCAATTAAAAATTACCAACAAGGTAGATGTAAACAAATACAATTACGAACTGTGGGGAACCACTCCTGGAATAGAAGGTGCCCCCTCCAATGGGGTGTTGACCAGCAACAACATTACATCTATGCCTTATCCTACTGATTTATATGAGGTAAAAGGGACCAATTTAGTAATTGGAAATATTGATATAGGCAATAAGGCTTTGAATATCATATCTATCGGGAACATTTTCGATGAAAATTTCAATATCGTTGGAAATGTAGATAGTTTAAACAACGATATCATTATCAATTGCGATAAAGCAGAGAATATCACCGGATTACTTATTTATATTGGTGCCCCCGTTCCCATTCAATAATAATGTTATTATCAAACAACATTATTATATTTTACCTTTTTCGCTATTTACAGACCCTTTTTGTAATCAACCACATAAGGATTGGACTGAAGGTTCAACATCATTTCAGGTGCAGTGCGCTCCATCTGGATATTTGTGTTATATTCTTTCACGTTTCCAGACAATACGCCCATACCAGACACGTCGGGTGCTTTATAAGGCATATTTCCGCTAATTGAACGCTCATTCTTTAACATTCCATCTCGTTCTTTCTGTCTCATATTCACATCGCTGTTCAACAAAGACATGTTGCCTTTTACCATATAACCATCGATTGTACTGGATTTGATATCATTGTTGCGTTGATTGTAACCAGCCTCATAGGAAGTAGTTTGGCGAGCGCCTGCTCCCGCTCCGGCATTACCAGCGTAGTAGAAGTTACCCGTTTCGTTTCTTGTAGTATCTGCGACTTGATGATCGGTAACATTATATGCACCGCCGCGTTGGTTCGCATTTACATTCATATGAAATTTGGAATTTTCGGTGGTTTCGCGAATAGTAGGTGCAGGTTTATCCGCAGGATTGAATACATAACTTTGCGACACAGATGACCCAGGATTTTGATAAGGACGCATTGTACCAATCATATTTTCCTTACGAGAAGGTTTCAGCATATCCAATAATGGCGCAACTGCTGCACCTATACTGCTACCAACTACTCCGAAATATCCATCATTTTGGTTAGCAGAGCGATTGTTCGTATATGCCTTATTAGAACGAATGCTGTAATCATTATCACCTGCGCTACTGCGACCTCTCGCATTCGCAACGCCTACAGGTACAGCCCCGAATTGTTGATTATGCGAAGGCATATATTCACCTGGAACATAGGCAGCATCGTGTTGAGCACCTGCAATGCCTGCATAATCGGTGCTTGTTTCAGGACGCGTGACGTGACTTTCAACTGGAATAGAACGAAGAGAATGTCCTTTTTCTAAACCACCGGTTACGAAGAGTCTTCCAATGTCGTTTCCTCCGACATTACGTTCATCCAATGCGAATGCACGTTCAGGTCGATGTTTTTCCATTATGCCCATTTGTTCAGCAGTAGCAATGTGTTTGATATGACTATTAGCAGGGCCTTCGTGGCCCATGAGAGACACACCAGATGCTCTTGGATTGCTATCAACACGAAGTTCATCCACCGTTTTCGGTTGCCATGCCTCGCGGTTCATCATTCCCGAGTTGAAACCGTCCGCACCTTCCGTTGTATATCCTAAACCTAATCCAGGGGCAACTTGTTTCTCTTCAAAAGGATTTACATTGGACATTTTCATACTGGGGTTGATGCGAGATTTTACAAATTCGGTTTGATTAGGTGCTCCGTGTGCCCATTGCAGATTGTCTTCTGGTGTAAATAGAGGCGATTGTTCTTTTTTGGTAATGTCTTGGGAGCCAGTGCCTGTATAAGAATCCAATAGACCTTCGTATGAATTTGCGTCTTTCACCGTACCGCGAATATTTCCGCCGAAATAAGGGGTCATGTTGTTATGTTCAAAGTAGTTTCCAGAAACACGTTGACCATTCATTGAAACGTAGTCTAGATTGTTTGATTCATTTGAACTCGATTGAGGTGGTTGAAAATACTTATCCGTATATACGCCAGATTGGTTATTGAACTTATTCAGAACAGTTAATTCAGCGGTATTGTCCAAATCAGATGATTCCACGCGATCTGCTTGCAAGTAATTTGCGTCCGGGATATTTGTATTGGGCAAGTCGTTCTGATTTTCAAAATTTTCTTGATTTTTTTCTTGTTTGGTTTGTTTATCCACTAAATACAAACCTGTTAAAGCAAATAATGGTACAACAACTTCCATTTATATTATGTAAATATAAATTTATATATGATATTTACAAAACATTACTTTTCGTTTGATACATTGCATCTTTATACACACTTGTCGATTTTGCCGTTTGTGCATATGGAGGAACCAGTCAAATAAAATGGATTGCTATTTTGAACAACTGGAACCTTGGGTTTGAAATTGTCTTTCTCTAAAATTCTAGATTGAAGATTGTTAGGGAATTTTTTCTCGAGGTTTGCTTGCGGATTCAGAATAGGTTCTTCCCATCGCATTTGTTCTAAATCTCTGTATTTCCAAGCGGGATGCGTGGATCTCGTTTCATCAACAAACGGAGCAGATTCACGATAGTTGATTGAAGAAGATGATGCAGATTGTAAATGGTGATTATTTTTATTCACTAAATCACGGTTCAAGGGTCGGGTTAGACCAAGCAAGTCACTCTCGAGATTAATAGTGTTATGTCGAAGGTTTGCTCCCCACTTTTGTAGTCTTAATTGCGGGTCCTGTACAAAAGGAAGGTCAACGCCTTGTCCTGGGGTATTCAACATATATCTTCCAGTGTAGGTAGTTTCTTCAAGTTGTTTTTTTATACGGTAAGGGTCATCACGAAACCGAGTAAATGACATATTTATAAACTACTATATAGTTAGAAAAAATAAAGTTAAAGAGTGTTTTTTATCACTACATATAAAAATGCCTAAAATATGCCTGAATATGATAGTGAAAAATGAGAGCAAAATTATCACACGATTTTTTGATTCGGTTCTCCCGTTTATAGATGGCTACTGTATATGCGATACGGGAAGTACAGATAATACTCGTGAAATCATTCAGTCCTATTTTCAAGAAAAGAATATACCAGGCAAGATCGTTGAAAAAGAGTTTGTGGATTTTTCTACAAATCGAAATTATGCTCTGTCTGAATGTATTTCAATGAAAGATATGGATTATGTCTTGTTATTAGATGCAGATATGAAACTATGTGTCGGAAATATGGATATTTCTGCATTCAAACAAAATATGCATCATGATACGTATTTTTTATTTCAAGGCAATGATCAATTCTTCTATAAAAACGTACGCATTGTGAGAAACCGCCCCGAATATAGTTATTGGGGAGTTACACACGAATATATGAGTACACCCAATGGTTGCAAACAAGACACTATACAAAAAAACGACATGTTCATCCACGATATTGGAGACGGCGGTGCAAAAGACGACAAATTCGCACGCGATATCAGACTACTGAAAAAAGGATTGGAAAGTAGCCCGAATAACGAAAGGTATTTGTTCTATCTCGCAAATAGTTACCTGGATTCTGGACAATACCAAGGCGCAATTGATACATACAAACAACGGATAAAGGTAGGCGGATGGAAAGAAGAAGTGTGGTATTGTTATTATTCTATAGGTAGGGCATATAATTTGTTGTTCACGTCAGACAATATGCGCAATTCGAATTACATATTTCATGCAGTACATTATTGGATGGAAGCATATAACTACTATCCTGATCGCATTGAGAACCTATACGAAATTGTAAAATTATATCGAGAACAAGGCAAATATAATTTGGCGTATCAGTTTTATTTAATGGCGGATTATCAACGCAAACATCATTATAGCGACGATCACTTGTTTCACGCAAAATCCATATATGACTATAAATTAGATTACGAATTGTCTATTATGGCGTTCTATGTAGATGTAAAACCAACTGATATTCATAAGAATATTTATCGATTGTTATCCAACAACGTGATTGACGATACTATATTCAATAACATCTTGTCTAATTATAAATTTTATACACCTCGTCTACGTGATCTCGACAAAGGAGAACATCCTCAGAACAAAATACAAGATGTGTGTCGCGAGTTTGTAAAAACAAACCCGGGGTTCTCGATGTCCACTCCTTCTATCGCTATGACCGAAGCAGGAGAACTTGCAATGAACGTCCGTTATGTGAATTATAAAATAAATGAGAAGGGTGAATATATCAATAAAGATAAAATCATCAGTAGAAATGTGATGTATGTTCTCGACCAACAAGGGGAAAACTTGAGAACCTCCTTCAATGTCCAACATGACGCCCAGTATGATGGATTGTATGTTGGCTTAGAAGATATAAAATTAATAGACAATGACGGCCATTTGACGTATATATGCAATCGAGGCATACAACCCAATAAAATACAAGTCGAATATGGCTTGATTGAGGCATCAGGAGTTTGCTCATCTAGACTGTTAGAACTAGAACATCAACATCCAATAGAAAAGAATTGGGTTCTCTTTAAGAACAAAAATAACTCTTCTCTACAATTCATTTACAACTGGTGCCCTTTGCAAATAGGAACGTTCCTAGACAAGTCAGAAACCAATGATACGAGAACCCATAATTCATTTATTTCAGAAAAACATAATACGCCGCGTCTATTTCAACGAGTAAGGGGGTCAACAAACGGCATTGTAGTAGATAATGAGTTGTGGTTTGTATGTCATGTCGTGAGTTACGAGAACCGAAGACAATATTATCATATATTTGTTGTGTTAGACCCAGAGAATGAATACAAATTAAAAAAATACAGTCAATTATTCACTTTCGAAAAAGAACACGTCGAATATACGACTGGATTTGTATACAACACGAATAAAAAGAAATTCGTAATCGGTTACAGCACGAATGATAACACAACGAATTTCGTAGATATAAGTAAAGAAGATGTAGATAATATGTTTATAGGATAAATTTTTCGCTATGACCTTTACAAGGCGCGTAGGACTTGCGATGCCACTGTGTAATGCCGTGTTCTTGGATGCCTTCTCTGTGTGTTTTGGTTGCATAACCCATATTGGTTTGCAATCCATACTTGGTGACGAGTTCAGGATATTCTTCACATAGTTCAACAACATAAGCATCGCGTGTAGTTTTGGCTAATATGCCTGCAGCGGCAATTCCCATAAACCGTCCATCACCTTTTTCAAAAGTATATGATTCCATTGAGATGATCATCTCTTTTTTGGGATCAAATACATTGTAGGGTTTAAAATAATTTCCGTCAATCAATGCTGCGAAGTCGTCTATGGTTAGTGAGGGGTCCTTGGATTTAAAATGCGAGATGGTTTCACGAATGCAAGTATGCATTCCTAACATGACGGCTTGTAAAATATTGACCTTGTCTATTTTACCAGCATCTAAGTGTGTTGTATGGTAATATAGCGCGTGTTCTTTGATTGTATTGGCTACGACCTGTATTTTCTTCTTGGACGTGAATTTTTTACTATCTTTGATGTTTTCCCCAGGAAACATATTTTCATCTTTAGGTAAAACGACACATGCTACATAGACATGACCAAATAAACATCCACGACCGGCTTCATCAATGCAAATTTCATATTTGTGTTTGGTAGGTTCATAACATCTGGCTAACATCTTTGTTTTATTTTCAATATACGTAGAAAAATAAAACAAAATCAATTTTCATACAAACTATTTTCGGGTTATAAGGTATATTGCAAATATGAAACTCAACCTGAAATTTAAAATGACCCCGCTGGTTATATTTTTAATATTATTAATCATATTAGTCATTTCGATGTTTATCGGAAGTTCCATTAGAGAGGGCCACACGAATGGACTTATGAAAAAGACGGTGAATGAATACTCATCCACAAAGGAGTTGTACATATTGAACGAGAATATCTTATTCGATAATACAAACGCAAATTTAGTAGAGGTGCAAGGACAAGACGGTTCTGGAAATGACGTGTCTGGAAACATTTTCATCACCCCTAGGTCTGGTTCTGTTACATATTATACTGATGGTGCCGATGAAACCAAAAATACGAGTGTTACCACGAGTACAGTGAGCCCTTCTCACGCTTCTTGGGAATACCCCAGTCAAACCACCAATATGAGCGATAAGAACGTATATTACATTGGATGGGGAGAACAAACATATTTGATGGTTCTCAATAAGGACGAAAACAAGTTAGCAGGCGCTTACTTATTTGACGGCAAGGCAAAACATTCATCTGATAAAACCGAGACACCTATTATGTTATCTCACTATCGCGCATTGTCTAACCCTTCTAACAATACCCTCGTGAGCGAGCCTTTATATAACGAAGAACGCGACGTGTATCAAATTTCCGAAAATGTGAAATATGATTTCAAGACTGGTGATCTGATTGTGAAAACTGGATCCACCGAAATCAATATTTACAGACGCGGCGAAGGCCTCATTACCACTGACGCTGAAATCATCAAACAGCGCACGAACGTAACGATGTCTGAATTTGAACCTATGTATGCACTTGATGAAATTGGTCAGAATGTAGTGGTCTATTTACCCTACAAACAAAACACTATGGTAGTGTTGCTCGGATTTGAAGGGTCTGCGAGCGAAGTGTTGGTTATGAAATCTATTACCAAATTTTCGGAAAAGGGCACGGAAGGACCCGAAGGCAAACCAGTGCTAGAATTAAAGAGTGCATCTGGGTCTGCAAATGGAACCGATACACAGGCCACAGAGAGTGCTCCCGATGTAACTTCTGAAGATTATATTCTGAAAACTCAAATCGTCCCGCCAGTTTGTCCTACTTGTCCGTCTTGTCCCAAGGAAGTGACGTGTACGAACTGTGGTGGACAAGGAGGGTCAGGAACCATGGGAACAAACGGCAAATCTTTAGTAAAAGAAGACAAGAAGGATGTTGGTTCAACCATTCAAAAATCCGCAGGAGGCATTGTTAGAGGTACTGGAGAAGTGGCTGGAGAAACTGTAGGTGCAGTAGGAGACGTTGCTGGAAAAACTGTAGGTGTGGTCGGCGACGTTGCTGGAAAAACGATTGATACCGCAGATGATTTGATACGCGATACTGCTGGAGCCGCAACTGGATTGGTGAAGGATACGGCGTCTGGAATAGCGGGATTGTTTAAAATGCGCCCTACGGGTGTGGAGGAAAGGAAAGAGAAGAAGGACATTATTCCTGGACTACAAAATGGGTTAGGAACTCGTACCCAAAATACTGCTCTTCCTAGCAAGAACCACCGTTCTGCCGAATTTGATTACATGGGAGCGGTCTCCCAAAAGAAGGCTGCTCAATTCATGCCTATCACAGCAGATTTCAGTGCGTTTGCAAAGTAAATAACAAGCAAATCACAGAAAAATTTATTATATTATTGAAAACACATATAATAAATTACAAAGAATATTTCATAAATGGCGAATGCATTCGTAATGAATGACGCGAATATACATCTAGAAAGAACACAAATAGCGAATGAATTAAAAACGTTGTTATTGAATTTCGACAATTCAATGAACGATTTTTCATACAAAAGGGGGTTTTATATCTATGGGTCACCTGGTTCTGGAAAAACCAAATTTGTATTGGATGCGGTTCGTGAAATTGGATATGATGTAATTAAGTATGATGCAGGAGATGTTCGGAATAAGAATTTAATAGATACGATTACAAGTAGCAACATAGCGTCTCAAAATGTATTGCAAATGATGGAAAAGAAGAAAAAACGCATTGTGATATTAATGGACGAAATAGATGGTATGAACAATGGCGACAAAGGTGGAATTAATGCGCTGATAAAACTGATACGACAAAAGAAAACAAAGAAACAAAAACTGGAAAGTTGTACCAAAAATCCAATCATATGCATCGGGAATTACAGCATAGATAAAAAACTGAAAGAATTAATGAAAGTATGCAATACATTCGAATTGAAATTGCCTACACAGAACCAAATACATCAATTGTTTACACACAATATTCAACCCTACAATCAGATCAATCCACCCGAACAGAAATTTATTTTGAACTATATCCAAGGAGATTTACGGAAATTGGAATTTGTAACCAAATTACTATTGAATAAACCAGAGTTGATTAATACTGGTAAGTTGAATATCATCTTTAAGCGCAAATCTGTAAATGAAGATGCGAAAAAAACGACAAAACAATTAATTAATTATCAATACAAACTGGAAGACCACGCACGAATTATGAATGAGACGGATAGAACGATTATTTCCTTGTTATGGCATGAAAATATAGTTGACGTATTGGAACAACAACCGAAAGAACGTAGTTTCCCATTGTATTCGCAACTGCTGAACAATATTTGCTACGCAGATTACATTGACCGAATTACATTCCAAAGTCAAATATGGCAATTCAATGAAATGAGTTCTTTGATCAAGACGTTTTATAATAACAAATTATATCACGAATATTTTGATAAGAAACCTGCATTTAACCCAGATGAAGTACGCTTCACCAAAGTGTTAACAAAGTATTCTACAGAATATAACAACATGATGTTCTTAATAAATTTATGTCAAAATTTGGACCTGGACAAAAAAGATGTTTTGGCTATGTTTCAAGAATTGCGCATATTCAAAGGAAAGGATTTCTGCGAAAAGAATGAAATATTGAACTCGGTGGAGAAAATGTTCCAAGACACGAACATTACAAAATTGGATATCAAACGCATGTATCGATTTTTAGATAAAAATGTAAAAAAAGATGCATTAGTTGATGAGTTGGACGAATAAATATACACACATAGTGAGTATTTGTATATTTATTAAGCATGCAGAACAGGGTCCGACTTATTTATAGGTGGGCTTTCATTCGGTTCTAGGAAAGAAGGTGGAGTTGGTGGAATGTGCACAATATTTTGCATTTCTTTCTGCAATGCTTCGTTTTCTTTACGCAAAGAAACGGTCTTATTATGCAGTTCGACCAGTTTTATTTTCATCAAGTCAGACATACGGTCAAATTCTACTCTATCATTCTTCAACTGTAGAATCTCATTTTGTTGTTGCTTGATAATTTCAACTACTTGCTTGTTCGAGAGTTGGACCGAACCTTCAGGACGGTTCAGAATAATCGGTCCATTTTCTTTATCCTTCTCGATCATTTCTTGTTTCATTTCTTCTCGCTTGGCTTCGATTTCCTTAATTTGTTTCAATACATCAGGTTTCATAGTAGGATGTCCTGGTTCATAATATTTCAACATGTTATCAATATCGTCCATAAAAAATTTCTTGATTGTTTTTTCACTCTTTCTGCGAATGAAATTATTGACGACCTTGCCTGATTCTTTAAAAAAACGTGGGTCTTGTTGCTGTTGAAACATTTTACGCTTATCAAACGTGTTGTGTTCATGCGAAAAAACCAGAATTGTCTTCATTGGGTCCAATTGGACAAAAGGTACAGTATAATCTTTCAAAAATGCACGCTCTTCGGCCAATGCTGCGTGGTCTTCATATTTTGTTTGCTTGAGCAACTCTTTTCTGAAAGCGAAAGTCCCTGCAGTAGCATGATTGGGACCATAAGGTCCACATTGGATCATTTTGTCCATCTCCTTGAAATAAATGTAAATCTCACTCGACCCGGCACATAATGCTTGAGGGTGTTCAGTCAGGGTTTCAACTGCATGCGAAATGCGATCTGGAGGATAATAATCATCATCATCCATATAGACAATAATGTCACCGGTTACTTGTTGATGCATGAAGTTGCGCTTTGCGCCAAGAGGCATTTTGTTATTTACTTCATAATATTTAATTTGAGGAATATCTGCCTCCTTCACGAGATCGTGGATTTTGTCGGTTCCGTCATCCACAATAATCCACTCAATTCTCGATTTTGGATATTCTTGATTGCGAAAACATTGAAACATGTTCTGAATAAATGGTCTGCGATTAAATGTTGGCGTACACACACTTACCATCGGGAGAGGGCTTGTCTTTTTTTTACCCATAACGTTATTAAATAGTATTTACGTTGAAATGTTTTTAATTCATTTCAATGTAAATATAATAAATGTATTATGGCGAGTCCGCTGTTTGGAAAATATATTCGAATGGGTTGTCCATTAATGTACCAAATCCGATCATAAGGGCTACTGTAAAGGGGATTAACTTGTTTTTTAATTGCTCACTTCTCATATTTTTATGATAATCTAGACCAGCAACGCCAAACAATATAACAAACGACAAAGTATGTAAATTTTTATAACCAAAATGGAAAATACGATGCAAATAATATTTGAAATCATCGAAAAACCCTGTCTTTCTACAATTGTTGTTGGCTGGAATTTCATAGTCGGTCATTTCACTTACAGCCATTTTATGCAATTTATCGAATAAATCGAATGCGTCCCAAAACGTGTAATTCGAATAAAATAGTAAAGAAAAACACGTTACAAACAAAAACAAACCGATGAATAACATGATTGCTACAGGTGGACCCATAAATATAAAAAAAAGTAGTTGCAAGATTATAAACATAACCCACGGTATTGTATAAGGCATTCCCATATCACCAGCTGTATCCACACGTGTTTTCATTTTGTCTTTGTCGCTCCATACTGTAAAATATTTATAACCTAACAAAATCGCCAGTAACGACCCAAGGCTACCGTATCCAGCAGCCAGCTTATCCGGTGTAGACACGTTTTGAACAATGTGTTTGACTAATTTGGGTAAGAAAAATACGGAACTAAACATAATACCAAATGTGAGTAGATAGAGTGCATTTATATTGAAATAATTGGTTAAAAAATCCGGACCAGATTCCAAAAATGAACCGAATGCGTCAGACAAGGCAATTGGTACACTTAAAAAGAAATACAGAAGTTCAAATTCTGGACGAGGCGCATGACCGGTCGGTGGAATGATCATGTTTCTCATATATGGTTCGGTATATCGATAAAGCGTTGGATATCCATCAGCAGAGTTTTTAGTTGCTTCGTCTTTGTCTGCATATGGGTCATATTCAACAAATCCTAATCGTTTTCCATCAATGCGTAAAAACATCAGTACACATATGTTCATAGTCAAAAAAAATGCAACGATAATAGCAAAAAAACTCGTAATATACCCTTTAATCATTTTCTTGTCTTTTTCGTACACCTTCTCATCCGAAAATGAGTGAATAAGAGATTCGACTACTGTATCTCCGAATGTATCCATATTCGCGAATGATGCTTGAAGCTTGTCCCACGTACTTTGTTTACTTTCATCCCCTTCATCTTCATCTTCATCTCCTTGAGTAGAGGTTGGTTCTTGTCTTTCGTAAATATCATCTTTTCCGCCTTCATAGTCATCTTCTTGAAACTTTGCAATAGGACTCGTAGGCAATCCTTCTATGACCGTATTATTCGAATTGTCTACTATCACATCATCATGTATATTTTTTAATTGTTCGATATTTTTATAGTTATATAATTTCTTTTTCTTTTTGACTGTCTTTATCTTGTGTTTCATATTTTCTACTTGGAATTCAGATGTATTATGTATAGGTTGTTTACTAAATGTTTTCTTATTTGATGTCTTTTCTGTAGTATTCATCTTTTCCATATGTAAAATTTCTTTTTTATAATATACACTCTTATAAAAAAGCAGTCAATTGATACTCATTATTTTGCATACAACAATCCGCAATTTCCACCAACGAAAGACAATACATTGTATCTCTCTTCAAACAACGTCAAGTTGTAATTATAATCAAACAATCGCCAATTTGCTTTGCGAATACCAACAGCATTACCACATATATCGCAAATGATGTCGAGACTGGAGTTCGCGCTGACTGGAGGTATATACGTGGTTAACTCCAATTCTATATTTTTGAATTTACTCAGATTAATAGCGCCCGAAGGTTGATAATCAAATGGATTTGTGTTCAAGCAGAAGTTATAACAATATAAACCTTCTCTCGCATTTCCCTTGGTGCGCGTATATTTTTCTACATATTCATATACGCCATGGGTTAATATGTTTTCTCGATATTCGCCATCTAACACAATGCCCATTGTTTCCAATATATGTCGCCTATTGTCGCCAGCAAAGTCACCCGTTGTGTTAATACCTGTATTAACAGAATTAATTGGATGAATATCAGGATAGATGGTAGTATTATCATCTTGTAGAATACCAACACTTCCGCTAGTCACAGCATATGCACTCACATTCACCGGCAATTGTTCATAAGGCCAATTCGATAAGTTATCCCATTCATTGCGTAGATTTACATCGTTGCGCTGAAAATACCACATCCAATTTGCAATCATTCCACTCGTTTCCAGTTTCACTTTTTTCGTTCCAGTTATGTTTTCGTAATTATATTGATGTATATCTTTGACTAAATATACGTGGTCTTTTGCTGCGAACGTTTGGGCTTCTTCTTTTGATAAGAAACAGTATGTCGAAAGTAAATGAACATCCGCATTCCAAGTAGATACTTTGTTTTCGTAATTTGATGGACTTATATCAGGGGAAGGGGGTGTTTGCAGGAAACGATACATCTGGAAACGAGAATCGTTAAAATCAGGCTGAACATAAGGGTAATTATACACCACATCGAAGACATCTCTCACTTGAAACAATTCTTTGATAGGTCTCAGTGTAACGTTGATGGTCAATTCGTTATATTGTAAAGCAACCAGCGGAAAAGCAGAGCCATTGTTTAGACAAAACCAACTGTTCAGTGGAATATACAAGTTCCTTCCACGAATTGATGGTTCGGCTCCTGTAGAATTGGCTGTATAATACGCCGAAGGATACGAATTCATTCGCTGGTGACTGCTTCCAGGGTCAGTCATCTCATTCACATTTCCAGTCATCTGATTGAACAGATTTTTCTTATCCTCACTAAAATCTCTTTCTACCATGGAAGCGATATACTCGCCACTATATCTTTGTAAATTCATGGAGCCACAATTGATCTCTACTTCTTTGATCATCATCGCGCCCAAATTTTTGATCCAACGAAAATCATAGGGGACCCAATTGTTGTTTGTTCCATCCCCATCAGACCCGGAGGAAGGATGATGTATCGGACTCCAAATGTCGGGTATAGTGACCACAATGTACGTATCCATTAACAATTCAGCATAACGTGGTATTTTGAAGGAGAATGTGGACGGCTCATTTGGTCGAAGTTCTCTTAATCCATTATAATCAATACGAAATTTTTGTAATCCGAAGTTACTATATTTGCTATATGTTACCTTGAAAAATGTCTTTGTAGGATTGCCTGTTAAGATTAAGTTGTTGTTTCCTGTAGATACGATATTTAGTAATCCTCCGGCCATCTATGTGATATATATATTATAAGGTATTATATTGTTGTTGGATAAAAATATATTATGTGTATATTATAAATAACATGAAGTTACAAACACTTTTAATCGTCACCAGTATATGCATTTTAGTTTACCTGTTTTCAAAGTTCTTGTTCATCCATGCAAAACAATGGTTAAATGTTCGCGAAACATTTGAAAATAAGAAGTGTAGTATCGATGCATGTGAAGGTGCGACCGAAGGTTTTTTCGGCACTCCCGACACTGAGTTATCGTCATTAAATAACAAAAGCGTCCCTGTTCAAGTGTCCTCTACTAACAAAGAACAATCGAATGAAATATTGCAAGATTATGTTGTGAAAGGGTCATACAACAGTGCAATCACCGGCAATTACGCAAATGAGGAGATGATTAAATATGTGTTAGAGCGCGGTTGCCGTTTTTTAGATTTCGAAGTATTTATGGTCGATAATAAACCCCAGGTATCCTACAGTGTAGACAAAACATTTGAAACGCGTGAAACCGAAAATTCGATCTTATTAGACAATGCTTTAAATCGTGCTGTCTCATCAGCGTTCGCGCGTCCATCGCCTAACTACGAGGACCCGTTGTTTATCCAATTGCGTGTAAAGTCGAAAGACCATTCTATTTACAAAATGATTGCGAAGTCGGTCGATTACAGTCTACGAACTAAGTTATACAAGAAAAAAGTGGACGGAAACACAAAGTTAAGCGACATTCTAGGGAAAGTGGTGTTGGTATTTGATAAATCATATGAATCCAACTACGCCGATTATTGTAAATGTGAGAAAGGCGAAAAGACATGTTATGATTTGACCAAATATATCAACATCGAAAGCGGAACATCTAGTTTATTTTCGAATACCTTTACTGAAATGTTGGCTGAAAACACATATCCTTTAACAATAAAAGACGGATGTAACTTGTGTACCAATGTAGAGAAATATAGAATTGCCCTTCCCAGCAAACGCATTAAAAACGAGAAGAACCCGGAACTAAAAGAACTTGTTTTAGGACATGCAATTCAAATCAATCTCTTTCGTTTTTATTTGAAAGGAGACGAATTAGATGAATACGAGGAGTTTTTCAACAATTTCCAATCGAGTTTTGTTCCACTTGCTTCTATGATTCAATATTACAAGAACCAAGAAGAAATTGAAGAATAAATGAGAAATAAAAAAATAATGTCATACTATATAACATTATTTATGGGGAAACAACAAACAAGAAAAAAATACAATAAATACAATCATTCTGTATGCGACAATAAAATGACGTTTGAAGATTGCGAACTCGCTATACTACGTCAAGCGGTGGATGTAAACGAAGAAACCAAAGGCAAAAAGATTGTGAACACGGCAGAAATAAAAAGCATTTTAAAAATAGTAGAAGATTTTCTGATTAAGAAGAAGTTGATGTGTTATGGCGGCACTGCTATCAACAATATATTGCCTTCGTATGACCAATTCTACAATCGTGATGCGGAAATTCCTGATTATGATTTTTATTCTCCTGACGCATTGAAAGACGCAAAGGAACTGACCGATATTTATTACAAACACGGATATACTGATGCTGAAGCAAAGGCTGGTGTGCATCATGGAACCTACAAAGTGTATGTAAACTTTATTCCTATTGCAGACATCACCCAATTGGAGCCCTCTTTGTATAAATCGTTATTCAAAGAGACATTGCTCGTCGCCGGCATTCGGTATGTGCCTGCAAATTTCCTGCGTATGGGAATGTATTTGGAATTGTCCCGTCCTGCGGGAGACATAAGTAGATGGGAAAAAGTATTAAAACGTTTAACGTTATTGAATAAACATTATCCATTGAAATCTGGGAAATGTGAGGAAGTAGATTTCCAACGCAAAATGTCGATAAATGATGATATGAAGAGTAGAATATATTTCACTGTCCGAGATACACTCATTAACAATGGAGTGGTATTTTTTGGAGGACACGCATATCGTCTATATTCTCAATATGTATCCAAAGAAGAAGCGCATTCCAAAATAAATAAACATGCACCTGATTTCGATGTATTAAGTGATGATATACACAAAACCGCGCTTATCGTACAAGAACAATTGCAAGAAATTGGCGCGACGAACATAAAATCGATTGAACATCCTGCATTGGGTGAAATATTACCAAAACGCGTTCAAATTATCGTAGATGACGAAACAATTGCGTTTATTTATGAACCAATTGCATGCCATAACTATAACGTGATCAACGTGAAGGGAAACAAAGTCAAAGTCGCAACAGTAGACACAGTTCTATCATTCTATTTAGGTTTCATTTATTTGAACCTCCCAGAATACAATGTGGACAGATTGTTATGCATGGCTTCTTACTTATTCCACGTACAGGAAAAAAATAGATTGAGCCAAAAAGGGTTATTGAAGCGTTTCAATATTGAATGTTACGGAAAACAACCAACAAAAGAATCCATTCGCGCAGAAAAGGCATCCAAATACAGAGAAATAAAGAAGGGGTCCAAGCAATACGAAGAATGGTTTTTGAATTACAATCCCGCAAACATTGAGCGATTGAAATTAGAAAGGAAAGAAAAAAGTAAAACGAGAGAGAAAAAGGAAGAGGACAAACAGAATAAGACGAAAAAGAAGTCGAAATTCTTCTTGTTTTAAATCTCCATCAAAAAATAAAAGAAATTCATAAACGTATAATAGATAGAACCGAATAACATACTTTTAAATCCAAGTCCATAAATATTGAAATTGCCGTCTTCATCATAAATGCTTAAAAAGGAAAACTTTTTAAAGATTTGCGCATTCACAACCGGTAACTGAAAAAGAAAATATAACAAACTGAGAATAATCGGCACTTGAAACTCGTGTATCATCGTTTCAAATCGAGATTGCTGTTTCTTTGCGCGTTCTTGACTTTGTATGTCGCGGTCAGACATATCGTATTCATTTCTCACATAATCTTTTTTCAAGATTGACTTGGGCACATAGTTAGTGTGTATTTGTTCATCATTGGAGTATTGCGTTGGGTCCATTGGGATATCGCGGGACGGTAATCGTTGCTGTGATTGCGATGCAATAATCGCATTTTGTTGGTCTTCGTCCAAGTATTGTGAGCCAGGAGGGTCGGGTCGAACATGCATGTTTTCAACGTAGTTATTATTCGGAGATTGGGCCATTTCAGGATGGTCCATTGTGTGTTGTGTATTGGGGACACCATATGGATTGGGATGATTATTAATGGCAACATAATTGGTTTGAACACCATCAGGAATTTTGGGTGTATTCTTCTCGGGTTGAATTGGTTGGATGGGTAAATCCATAATACGTGTGGTAGTGCTTTCCATGAACTATACAATAATAATTATGTTTGATTGTATAGTTTTCAACGAATTAGAACAAAATTATTGTTCCGTGCGATTGATATCTACGGTTTTTTTGGTTGGTTCACATTTTGCATGGGTAGATTCATACTTGTAACATTTATCGCCAGATTTGAATATTTTTCCTTCCACTTCATCTAAAATAGGTCCATTGAAATTCAGGCATTTGTCGTCATTACAGACCCTTCTAAATAATGATGCTAAACCTAATCCGAGCAATATAGACACAAAGGCCTTACCTGTTTCTGTGTTTAATAATCGTTTAAAGTTCATAATATATACTATATGAGTATATATTTTGTAATTTATTTTGTAATTTATTTTGATTCGTTACTACGTTCACTTGTGCTGTTTCTTTGATTTGTTGGATTTCTTCTCTTTGCGTCTGCGCGTATTCGTTTTTTTGGCGCGCTTACCACCAATGCTTGTTTTCTCGGGTTCCAGTTGACGTCTCAATTCATCTATCATAATCACGTTTTCAATTTCACTTACACGGATCTCTGGTATCGCAGTTAACTCCCTTTTAATTTTATTCATTAGTTCGATTCTCTCTTTCTCAGTAAGCATCTGAGGGGTTTTGTTTAGTTCATCAACTAAATCTTTTGTTTTCTTTACCATCTCTTTGGATTTTTTGGTTACTTGTTCGACCACATCTTCGGATTTTGCATTCTCCAATGTATCTAACACGACTTTAAGAGAATTTAATTTACCATTTGCGGTTGCAGTCAGTTTGTCCCCGTAATGATTCGCAAAATGATACACTAAATATCCAATCGCACTTATGAAACCAGCAGAAACTCCTTTCGTTACATAAGGTAAGAGTTTGGGGAGGATTTCTGCTAATTTGGTGATGACCAGCATAGGAGTTGCTTCGTTTACCATCGAACCAATGTAATAGAACTGAATAAATAGCATAGATTTGTTTCCCAAATATTCACGTAACACAATTTCTGTACATCCATCTTTGTTAGATAAGAAATCTAAAACCTTCATACTTCCTGCTAATAATTGTGCGAATTTATCAGATGCGATATTCGCTCCTTCTCTCATTGCATCCGCAAGTAAATACATAATCAACGCAGTTGCGCTCATGCCGGTCATACCGCCGTTCATTCTTCTCCTTTTTGTTCCAATTGGTTCGTCACGTAAAGTCATCGATTCAAGTTGATTAAGTAAGTCTTCCTCGCCATCATTTTTTGCTGTAATGGACAATCGGACCATTTCTTCAGTTAAATCGTTAATGGTATTTTTCATATCCTCTATTTGACAAGTGGGGTTCTTCTTCTGAATTTTCTTTAACAATACCTTGGCTGCATCACCTTCTATATCAAATTCGGCGAACTTTGCAGGTAACCTTGTTTCTCTTGTTCTTTTAGTGCGTTCAGTCATATATATAAAACATTACATAATATATTTCTAAATTTCATTAAGTGTGATGAGATTTATTCTTGCTATTACAATCCATTTCGCAAACTTTATATCTTATCGTCGTTATCATTTTTGTCGAATTGATTGTATTTCATTGTTATAGTGATCGGGACATCTACATCATTATCATCGTGTGTACTAATCGATACGCTATCGGAATGTTCATACCCTTCACTATGTGTTTCTAGAACATTTACTAAATTCGATCGTCTGCTATATTTATTGCGTATCTCCGAACGTTTCTCTCTTTCTTTTTTCATTTGATGCCATTTTGGTGATGTGATCGATTCAATACTCGGAATCTTAAAATATTTAGGTATTTTTGTATTGTGTTCTTGTTCAACATGGGTTCTGGTATCTTCCATTAAAGGTGGTGTTAAATAGTCTGTTTGCATCACTGAATATTCTTTTGCATCATTGGAATTTTGCAATAATTTCTCGTACGCATTGAACTTATCGTCTAAAAATGTCTTTCCATCCACCCCTCGTTTGTCTGCCTCTATTTTGATGGTTTTATAAATCTCAAGACTCAGTTTATAATATTCTTTGTGCGATATCAACTCATTCTCCATTTTCTTCTGTACATTTAAGTATAATTCTACCGCAGTAATAATACCACACGCTAACGAAATTAAACTTGTGAGAATTGATATATGTCGCGAGTCCATCGCACCATCTAAACCGACTGCTGCAAAAGTATTGATACCACTCAACACAATAATTGGAATACGGTATGCTTTGGCGACTTCTTTGTAATAGTCATATTTATAACTATGTATTTCACTTAATTCATAGCAATTTACTCGTATTCTATCTAAAATATCAAATATCCCTTCTGTCCATTGTTCGTTATATCGCATATCTTTAATGTGTGTGTTCAAGCTTGTATCATTTATCATTTACAATATTACTATATTTTAGTTGTATCATACTAATATTGTGGTTTCACTTGTGTAATTTCTTTTTCGTTTGTCGGACAATCAACCTCGGTTTCTTTGTATTGAAAACAGTTGTCGGCCTTGTCTTTATATTGCATAATCTCTACATTCTCGTGCGTAGGAAATACATAGATATTTCTTTTTTCGGGAACGGTAATATATACTGCAAAAATACCTATGCTCAGTGCAATCAGAAATATAGGGATGTTAATGTATCTGGATAACATGTATATATTACCACCAGATTAATTTATCGCCAAACGTTCTATCTTGTTTATTTCTTGGTCTTCTTTTTCTTCTTCTTAGATGGTTTCTTATTCGATTGTTCGTTCTTATCTTCTTCCTCCATTTCTTTCAATAAATCGGGATGAATGAACGATCTCTCATGACCTTGTTGTCCTGGAATGCGAAATACTAAATCCTCAGCCTTACCATTGTTCTCCAACGAATACGCTTGTACAAAAGATTCCTGAATACGGATCTGCTCTTGTCTCTGTTGTTCCCTCATTCTCACTTCCTCTGCTATCTTTTTCTTTTTTGCCTCGTGTTGTTTCATAATTGTAGTGCGTTGACCTTGCATTTTCGTCATACGATCGATTGCGTTGGTATCTATACGCATGTTCTTTCCGAGTTTTCCGCCCATAGACTTCGCCATGTTTTTCAACATTTCATTCAAATCTTGTCCTCCTTCCCCATCGCCCATGCTACCTAAAATATCTCCTGCTTCCTTCATCAACTCTTCTTTGGAAATTTCACCGCTCTCCATTTTTGCATTCAATTTACCAGACACTTTCTTCATCAAATCCATCAGTTTCTTGGGGTCTTTCATCAACTGCTTCATTACGTCTTGTGGATTAGAATGCTTGCTCTCCATATCCGCACCAAACACCTCGGTAAAATCATTGGTCAACTCTTCCGCCATTTCCTTCGCAAGTGCTCCAATTTTGCCTTCAAATAGCTTGTTTAATTTCTCCTGAATGCCCTTCAGGTTGGGCAAACTTCCCATTTTCTCCTCAAATCCCTCTTTGAATTTCTTGGATGCTTCGTCTTCCTCCCCCTCATCGGCATCTTTCGTTTCACCTTCAGATGATGCCTCGCCCATTTTGCCAATATTTTTAAACAAATCGCCCAATCCATTCATTGCTTCGCTCAACTTGCTTTGTAGTTCTTCCTGATTAATGCCCTCGAACATAGTAGATGCTTCGCCGAACATGGATTTGTCCTGTACATTTTCTACCACCATGAACAACATCAACTGCAAATATTTCCACAATGTTTTTTTGGTATCTTCCGATACGCCTTCACAAGTGAAGAACAACTTAAAATCGACTCCAGGAAGAAATTCGGTATTCGTATCATCTTGGAAAATCTCTACGTTTTGATACAAAATATCAAAAAATCTCTCTGGAAATACCTTTACCGCATGCTGGTAGACATCATCTAAATGTTTCGATGCGAAATCTGTTTGTTGATACAGTTCAAATTTATCACCAAATTCAGGGAAAGTACTATGCAAATCAGTTATTAAATCTCCGATAATTGAGCCAAAACGGGGCAGCACTTGGGTTGCATCGCCGTTTTCCATACCTTTATAATATATACATTAGTTGTGTTTGTTTATTATGTTTTTGTGGAATATTTATTTATTTGTAGGACCTTTCCAAAATATTCATAATATTATTGGTATGATTATACCGAGTTATTTGTGAATGATTTATGAAATTCGATTGACGCATTAACTTTGGTTTGGTAATTGTTTTCAGGTTAATTTCTACTTCGAGTTCTATTTCTATAGGGGGCAGAATATATGTAATTATCGGCAAACCAGGTAGTTCTTTTTTTATATTATCTTTTTGTTTAGTTGCTGTTTGTTTATCGTCCATTCTATAGTCTTGCTATATATAAAATTGAATCTGTTTGTATACTTTTTACTATATTAACAAATCATTCGCAACACATATTCATGTCACAATTAATATTATATATCCCGTATATTGCGGATAATATCACTCGTTCTATTATTTCTTATTATTTTAGAAATGAAAATATTGGAGATATTGTAAATACACGTATGCATACTAACACAAGCGGTTCACAGAAATATTCCATTGCATTATTAAAAGTACAATTGTATAATACCAAAAAAGCTATGGACTTTTACACTAAAGTTAAGTTGGACGGATACTACAAATTTGTCTACGACGAAGAGGCTGGATATTATTGGTTGATAAGATTGTATGATAAATATGCAGTTCAACACAAAACTTACGACGACATCACTCCTGTGAACAGCGACAATGTTCCATTCGAGTTTACATCTCTAGCAAGTTCTTTTGCAATGAATGACCAACCTACTGCAAAGATATCGAACACGTTCCAAGATTATTTGAATGACTTCATTTCGTTTGAAAATATGTCGAGAGAAATAGGGATGACCATTCGCAATTACACATATGAATTATATGGAGCGTAGATTTATTTCTGCCGAGAGAATATATATAATGTCCGACGATCACGCGTTTAAAATAGATAAATTAAAAAATAATTTTGAAAGTATATTAGCTTTAAAACGCAAGGTATTTCAGATAAAGAATGAAATTAATGAAAAATTGCAACTAGTCAAAAAAAGTTATACCGAATTAATGAAACAAAATACCAAGAAAGTTATGCTTTTTTGTTTAGATGCATTTTTTTTCCAATACAAGTCGTTTATGCTTGAAATCGAAAATATCGAAAAATTCCGCATCCTTTTGAACAATCGTATGTATTGTGATTATTACAAGTTATACACGCTCATTATGCAATATTTCAAAGATAATTCCGTTGAGATTGATAATGACGACGTGAACGCGAAAAGTTTCCCGCAATACAAAGAATTGGAACCATCGCAAGAATATAAACTGGAAGACGTTAAAGGCATTCACGCCAACATACTGTATTTGATTAACACATTGCATACAAAATGTGAAGGTCAACGAAACACAATAACTGGCTATACAGATGAGAGCCAAATTGGGTACTCCATTTCTAATTTTTTAAATACACTTCAATACGAGAACTATGTTCTTCGGGAACAAACTAATTTATTTTTGAATTATTTAGCATTTTTTCACATATCACAAAAAAAACAGTTGAAACGCGTTTTGTCCAAGTTAGAGGATTTCACTAACGAAATGGAACAGAACTTACATACTAATTTAAGTTTTTCCATTGAAGATATTGAAGAAGAAAATGTTAGTCAAGATAACTATTTGCAAGAGGATTTAGAAGAGGATTTGGAAGACAAATTTTCTGAGTATGAAAGTGATAGTAAAAAAACAATTACAAGTGAAACTGTTGTATCAGAAGTAACAGAAATTGGTATGGAAAATGCCGTCAACCAGTTACAGATAGATACCACTATCAACGACGATGAAACGAGTTCAAATGAACCTTAATTATCTTTTATTCTATATTTTTTTACAGGTAGAATATAAGAATACATAGAATGAACCCCAACGAACCCAACGAACACAACGAATCTACTAATAATGTTGACCAAACTGATAATAATAGCATAATCGAAAGCACAATTGCCCCTGCTGAGTGGTCAAAAGAAAACGAACATATCTTAATTGAGTGGTGTGATGTTGCACAGTGTTATAAGTGGTTAAATTTACGCGCTCATACAAAGTATTCGTATTTACATGCATGGTTTACCATTCCCGCGATTACCCTTTCAACCATCACAGGTACTGCTTCGTTTGCGCAATCGAGTTTACCTACTCCTTATCGCACTTATGCTCCGATGTTAATTGGAGCAGTAAACATATTTATTGGTATTTTAACCACGATCCAGCAATATTTAAAAATATCAGAATTGAATGAAGCTCATCGTGTGTCCATGATTGCATGGGATAAATTCTCAAGAAACATTCGAATTGAACTTGCAAAACGCAGCGGAGAACGCGTGGATGCCGGACAATTCTTAAAAATATGTCGCAATGAATATGACCGTTTGATGGAATCCAGTCCCATTATTCCCGATAAAATTGTACAAGAGTTCAATGAGAAATTCCGCGGTAAGGATGGAAGTGCAAAACGTAAACATTTCGACAAAATTCGGAAACCAGATATATGCAGCACCATTATTAGTGTGAGTGAACTATTAGAAGGTGATGAATTGGACGATAGCACCGACCTACTTGAATTAGCTGATACGAAGAAAAATGAGATGATTACGCAACAGACACAGAAAATAGACGAATTAACGCGTTTTATTGAATCGCATAAACAGGAGAAGGCGGATGAAATTGCTGAGAAGAAACGTCTTGTCGACCACGAATCGCGCAAAACACAAGAACGACTCCTGAAATCGAAACAAGCATTTGATAAGATCAATCAATATATCCTAGATTTCAAGAATATGTATGACCGTGACCCTATTCCTGATGAAATTGTGAATAGTGTGGAAGTCGAAGAAAAATATATGAAAGACTTTTTGGTAACTTATGCTGTATAATCGAACCCAATTGTATTAAATAATCATCTATAGATGTTTATTTAATATGCATTCTTATGTGTAATTTATAACAATTCCGTAAACAACAAATAATTTGATATTCCCCAGATAGTCAGGTCCTGGTCTTTGAAGCGAACCAATGAGTGTTTTTCAAATAACTCATTCGTTGGTTTCGTTAATGTGTACAAAGCATCTTGTGAAAAACATACAACTCGTTTTATAGAATAAATGTCTTGATTTGAAGGCAAAATGTAGTTACTAAATAAAAATACGTGCCCAAGTTCATCGTTATCGTTTGGTAACGTGATTAAATAAGTTTGCTCAGTTTGCTCAGTTTGCTCAGTTTGCTCAGTTTGCTCGGGGTCTCTTTCCTTGCTGTAATATATGTTCTCGTATATATCGTTTATTTTGTCTATAGGATATACAACAATGGGCATATCAATGGGTGCATTGTCTGCTTTTATATAGGCAACTGTTGAATTATCTACAAACAACGATGTCGCAGTTTCATGTATGGGTATACTGAATATTTGTTTTTTCGTGATAATTTCGTCTGTTACTGACCATATATACTCTCCTTCCTGATTTGCTATCCCTTTGTCCTTGTTCTCGAATAGAACATACAATGTGTCGCCTTTCTCGACAAAACCTTTGTATGTACTTTCAGCGATAATATCAGAATATCCCGTTTTATCATTGTACAATGCAAATGCTTGTTGCTCAAATGGACTGATAAACTCTGGTTCAACAATTGTAGTCCTGGTTCCAATCTGAATGTCTCCATGTTCTACGGTTTTTATGTCCATACCACCTTGTTGCGTTTGTTCATGTTTGTCTATCGTTTCATTTAAGTGTTGATTGTCCAAAGGCCTTTCAGGAAAACCGTAGTTTTCATCGGATTTTTCTAAATAAAACTCTAAAAACGGCGCATCTAATGTATTATTTATATGATACAATACCAGTTGCAGCGAATATTGTTTTGTTAAATCTCTATTCAAGAGGAAATCGCGGGACAGTTCATCATCGTCTAAATAAGAATAGATTTTCGGTTCTTCTTGTTGAATGTCCTGAATAGACGGAAACGTTTGTGCGGTATCACTAACTAACTTGTTTGTAAATTCATCGGGAATGTTGTCGATTTCTAACGACTGAAGTACTTTGTCGATTTGTGTATGTGTATCGGCATTTTTCATAAACTTGTCGACAATTGACTTTCTTGCGTCCATTTACAATGTATGTAGATTATTTTTTCATATGTGTATATGCATATAAGATTTATAAAGTAATTTAAAGACACATCGTGATATAATGTATACAATAACTCGACTTATTGCATTTACCCAGTTTCGTTTACTGTTGTTATGAACCCTATGGATAATTCCCAGCCACAAGAAGAGCTTACTTTTGAAGAGATGATGTCTGACGAGCCACCTCATCAGACATATTCAGACGATGAATTTACGTGCGTAAGTGAGTCTGACGCGGATGGTTCAAGTAATGCTGGTGGTAATCGTAAAAAAAATAATAAAGGCGACCGAAAAGGCGATAAGACAATTAAATATTACAAGAATAAAAAGATTATCATTGAGATGTTTCCTACCTCGGATGTCTTGGGTGCACCCATTCGAAGTGCTTCAGACGGCATTGTTTATACGAACATCACTGTTGGAAGTTCTGGAGAGAATTTGTTTTTTAAGGTGAGAAGTACCATTCTCAAGGATGGTGTGAAGACATACTACTATTCCAGTCCAGAGGAGTACGAAAGACACTCATTGACCAGTGTTCACGACGATGTCAAAAAGGTCTGGTCAGAGAAATACGCTTATACCAATTCTATTTTGAACGTTTAAAAAATATATCACGCCATTTTATCTAATTATACTATAATATGACGTATACGAACATTCCGCCCATTAGCTATATTTTTGTCACTATCACTACCGCTATATTATCATATGTTACGTGGGCAGAAATGCAAGAAGATAAACCAGAGTTGATGGTTGATTCTCCATCTAACCAAGAAACGATTGCAACACCTGATGAAACAATTGCAACACCTGATGAAACAATTGTGAAACCTGAAAAACAATCGACTACAATGCCTGGTGGACGTAAACGCAAAGGAACCAAAAAAGGGTATCGTAAAATAAATAAGACGAAACGCACCAGACACAGAAAATTGAAATCCAACTAATTGATTATGAATATGATATCATATAAGTAATCAATACAATCAACGCGACATGAATAGAATGCGAGAATTCAAAACCAATTTCATAGAAAATTTAGAACAAACTGTGTTTGAAATATCCAATCAACGTTCACTGGCTAGAGTGTATGTATCCATCGGTAGCAAGTTTAACGAACAAACTGTACCAAACTCGTGTGGTTATGAATGGAATTCGAATGCAGTAGAACAAATGTTTCCGGTATTTCTGCGCAATGGTGAGGAAACTTCGAGCGATGCAGACGCTACACTCATTATTATCATGGACCATTTTACTTCGGTGCAATATAACAAAAATGAAGCCCTGCTTATGCCTTATTTAAAAAAGAACAATAATACTCATATGGTCATATTCAACACCTTGTGTACCAGCAAGTTAATCTATCATTTCATACCCTATTTGGTCCATATGTGCAAACAACATTGCATCGCATCACAAAACCTGCTGATCTGTAATTATATAAAATTCTTAAATAGACCAAACAAACAAGAGAAAGGAGAAAGTTATTGTATATCTTCTTTGATCGACAAGTTGCTGGACAAAACTCACGACTATAAATATTCTTTATATGAATGGATTGGATACGACTATTTAATGTTTCATATTGTCTACAATTACAAACATTCTTTCAATATGCAAAGCACAAATGGTTATCGCATATTGAAAAATATATTGCATAATACAACGTTCGACCGTATATATCAAGCAAAAATAGATAATATCGAAGTAAGAGACTTTTGTAGATTTATGATAGACATTAACAAAAAAGGTAGATTACATGAACATTCGTTAATCGTATCTGTATATGAACATTTACAGTAATTCTTCTTTGCATCGATCAAAAAATAACTTCAATTCTTTTTTATCAGATCCACAGTAGACGTCGTCGGGAACATAACGATTGTTTCCTTTCTGGTAACAAATTATACTAGGAATACTTTGTACTATTTTTTTACTTTTCATATAGGCATACACGTCAAAACTTTCATCGATATCCAAAATAATGCACTGTATATCGTCGGACATTTGTTTAATATGTTCGTCTAAATCGTTTTCGATTAGTTTACATGGCGCGCACCATTCAGCACCAAATTTGATGAAGATTAAACCAGGATTACGAGGAAGAAGGTCTAACAATGCTTGACGATTGTCTATTTTATGAATAATAGGAAGGGTCATTGTGTGTATAGTATAGGAAAACATGTTTATTTTCTTTTTGGAAAAACAATGTAAAAATATTTGTGTGCAACTATGTATAGGACCAATGGACACGTTGAATTCGCACAATTTGGACGTAAATATGTATTCGTTGAAAGAAATATTGGAATTGTTTCATTTAGATTATGACATATCCGTTGAAGATTTGAAACGAGCAAAAAAACAAGTATTGTCTACGCATCCAGATAAATCCAAATTATCTTCTGAATATTTCTTATTTTTCAAAAAAGCATTTGATATTGTGCGTCAGTTTTATAATAATCAACACAAGCAAGATATGAACAATGGTCACACAAACACCGTATATTCTGCCGATGGATACAGCAATGAAAATAAACACACTACACGTCAAATGCAAAAAGTGGTTCACGATATGGGAGAAGATAAGTTTAATAACCAATTTAACCAAATATTCGAAAAAAACATGGTGCATAAACCAGATGTAGAAAAGAACGAATGGTTTACCAACGACAATGAAATATATCAAATCGATGAACAAGTTAGTACTGGAAACATGGGACAAGTGATTGATAAAATTCGCACGAATCAACAGGCATTAATCAAACACAATGATGTGCAAGTATTATATTCGAATAATAATACTAACAATAGTTTTCACGAAGACGAAGACAACGATACTTATGTAGTCTCTGATCCGTTTAGTAAATTGAAATTTGATGATTTACGAAAGGTTCATAAAGACCAAACCGTCCTGAATGTAAGTGAACGAGATTATAACAATGTGAAAAAATATGCATCCGTTGATCATTTTATGCGTGACCGAGGAAGTCAATCTCTCACCCCTTTGGAAAAAACACAAGCAGAGCAATTGTTGCAACAACAAGACAGAACCTATCGTGAACGTATGATGCACAAACAATATGAATCGAACCTTAAAACTAGTCGTTACGAGGAAAAAAATAAACAAGTCATGGCTAATTTTTTAAGAATTACAGACAAATAATCTCATCATTTGGGTTTATTGTTTGTCTGCATGTTCATCTTTTGTAGGTTTGCTTTTTGGTTCACTTGTTTCATATACCATTCTTTGTTCATGTCTAACATTAAATGATCATAATTTACATTCTTATTTTCAATATCACTATAACTCTCATATTGTGATACTGTGGGTGGCGTTAACATCAACCATACATGTTGTTGTTGTAGTCTTTTCCAATAAATATCCAATGCATACTCTTGTTTGTTTTTTGGATTTCTCATCAGGCTTGTCGCACTTTCCTTGAAATTCTGGATAAGCGTATCATAAAAGTGTTTTTGCACTACGTATCCAGTTGTGGTTTGACAGTTAAAAATGCGAGCACAATAATCAGACAATTTTTGATAGGGAGGCACGTTGTTTCCACCAATAATCAGCACATCCCATTTAGATTTCATATTCTGCATAAACAATTGTGCACTTTCTTTTAATTTATCTGGGTCTAAAAATGTGATGTCGTCCTCGCATACAAAGACATAATCATAGTCGCGTTCTTTTGCTAACTGTAAACATTGGATATGGCTCATTGTGCAACCAATTGCACCGTTTTTGTTTTTGATTGCAGATACTCTCTCTACTTGCATATTCATTTTTTCAAATTCTTGGAGAGCGTGTTCCAATCTGTCGACACGACTGTCCAAATTAATAAATAACGTATGTTTGAATAATTCCATGTAATACATATATACTTTGGTTTAACTTTATATGTATTTTATTTGTCTATCTTAATTACTCATTCGTCCGATTTATCTGATCGTTGATCCAGATAATTGATTTTGTTTACATTTTCGCGCATCACCACGATTTCGCCTTGTATAGTACTCATAGTTAATGACTGCCCTTCTATCTTATCGTTCAGTTCTCGTTTCATTTGTTCATGTTCTTTTTGAACTCGCTTCAATTCGTCTTTTAATTCCGATATTTCAATTCGCAAATGGTCATGATTAACCGCTTCCACTGTTTGTATCTCATTATTGTTTGTTGGTGTATTGGAAATTTCTTGTACGTCAGTATGAATATTGTTTGTTGTATTATTATTCGGCATTGCTACTACCGGTTCCACATTAGTTAATGCGTTATTCGGCATTGCTACTACCGGTTCCACATTCATTAACAATGGTGGTGCTAATTCTTTCATTTGTATCTCTCTCTCGTGAATGTGTTTGTTGATTAATTCGTCCATGTTATCTATAATCGCATCTTTCTCTTGTTCTTTGAAATCCACTTCTTCGGGAACAGGTTTCGCATACATACGTTCGTATTCTTGTTTTTTTTCTTCAAATTCTCGATTTGTTTGTTCTCCAATATTATTTGGTACGCTCGGTGGCGTCTGTATTTGCGAAGGGTAATTATTCTGTGAGTGCTGTATTTGCGAAGGGTAATTATTCTGTGACTGCTGTATTTGCGAAGGATAATTAGTAGGTGACTGCTGTATTTGCGAAGGATAATTAGTAGGTGGCTGCTGTATTTGCGAAGGATAATTAGTAGGTGGCTGCTGCATTTGTGAATGATAATTAGTAGGTGGCTGCGAAACAAATGCATTCGAAGGCGGAGGAGTTACAGTTTCTTCGCGTTGAACAGGGATGGAATGAACGGATTTCACCATAAAAGTGAGAACATCTTTGTTGAGATTATTCAACTCCTCAATAGACAAATTCTTACCTTCGTTTTGCATATAAAACTTCTCTATTATAGAACGAAACCACTGTTCCTTTGAAACATGGGAATGTGTCTGAAAGTAATCGTTCACATAAATATTGTTGTTTACAATGTTCCAAATTACCTTTTGGTTCTCGGGATGGACTAGTGCACTCATGAATATAAGTATATATAAGTTATGTTCATGTAAGTTTTTTATTTATGTTTACGAGTTTTGTTTTTATTGGTTCGAGAACCCTTCTTTGTTTTTCTACCGTTATTCTTTTTATATTTTTTCCCACCTTTTTTGTCGTCTGTGGGCTTCGCTGCCTGAAATGTGATGGTCCTTTTAACAGATGGAAAGAAATCTGATGGTCCTTTTAACGGGTCAGGATCGGACGATGTTGCCCAGTAGATGTAATTCTTAAGTTGGTTCAAATAATAGTCAACTTGTTGCATAGAACTAGACGAAGGAATTTTTTTCCTAACCGATGTAATCGATTTCGCCACATAACTTCTATCTCCGCTAAATTCAGATGGAAATACTTTTGTTTCTATGACGGTACCTTTTGGAACAGTTTTATTTTTCGCAGTTTGTTCGTCTAGGATTAGTTTTTGTTCATTTTCAGAGCTCATTTGTATACTCTAGAGATATTATTTGTTAAAATATTTCTCACGCAACTTTTTCATTTTACGGTCAGATATGCGTGTACGTTGCATATGTTCAAAAATATCCTTGCGGTTCTTCGAATTTTTACCAAGTTTTTCAGTCAACATAGTGATAATAAAATACATACTATACATTCCACATTCGGTATTTTGCATCTGATGTTCGAACTCATTGATGTGAACGTTGAATTTTTGTTCCTTCTGTAAATTTTGAATTAATTGATGTACTTCCATCGGAGGCTTAATGCCGTTGCTATCAAAATAATATACATCCTTATTCTTCAAATCAATGTACATTGATACCCAATGAGAACCAGATCCGTTATGTTTATCTAAATTAAATACAATGCCCACATTGTTTATTCCTTCAGATAGGTATTTGTCTATATTCATCTTGCATAGTTCTTGGCAAACGCATTTACCATAATAATATAGCGGTGTACTATTGAAATCAATCGGTGTAGGTCCAATGAACTTGAAATCTGTATGCACGCCTTCGTATTGTTCTAGCACTTTTAAAATATCGTGGTTCGTCAACCACGTCACTGGGTTATTTTTCCATTCACTGGGTTGGAATGGTGCGAACAACTCCTTTTTCAGGTCTTCTCGAATAAATTCGTCGTTAATAAGTTCCAACCAGCAATCTTCACGTTCACATTGAGTGACTTTTGTTTTCAATTCATTCCAAACCGTTTTAGGGTTGGTTGATTTTATCATGTTGTCTGGATATTGTTGATTGAATGCATCCTTAATGATTTGTAAAGTATTTTTTTTCATACACGAGTGACGAAGATGCAAATCGGATTTGCTAGACGGATTGCAATGTATTTTTTTTAACGTTTTTCTCTTTTGTTTATGGTGTTTCTTTTTCGTAGTTGCAACCATTTAGTATATACTTACTAAATATTTTAGTGCTTGTTTCGTTTTATAATGGACTTACCCCATACAGACCTCTCTCGAATTTCCGGTTCAGACTGTTCGCGTATGTTATCAAACAAAGTATCTACTTCGTCATCTTGTTTATTATATTCGTTTTTGTTCTCTATTTCTTTCATCTTAAAATAATTAATCAACGTCTTTACGTATCCATCAAATGCATCATTCACTTCGGTTGTTATATTCTTGTATCGGTTCGTTAGTAATTCTTCGGTGACTTCCAGTATATCGTCCTTATAACAGGCAATCTCATCATATTGCGTCTGTATCTTGTTAAACTCATCCGGATTGTTTTTAGAAACATATTTGTGATATTGTGATTTGTTCATCAACAATTCTAAAGTGATTTGTTCAACAAAAGCGTTTTTTTCCGGAACCGCCGCGATTTCCTCTCCCGATACGTCCATCTTATATAACAAATAGACAATGTTTTTCTTTACATTTGTTTCTATCAAACAAAAATAGATATAACACATTATCATTTAGTAATATCGCTGCAACAAAATCTATTATAATAGTATAATAGATTTCAAATGAGTAGTCTTGGAGGAGGATTTCAAGGATTTTCCGCAAAACAAACTATAACTAATTACAAAGATGGACAACAAACTTCAACCCGCGATATTCTACGCAGAGCATGGAACACTCCTTTCGCTACTGGAACCGTCAATGGTGAAGTACGTAGAGTTACCCCATTTAGAGCAGTGAACAACTCGGGTGACTTCCTGCTTCGTCAGAACTACAATAGCAAGGGAGCAAACCCTGATAGCACTGGTATCCCTTCCGCCAACACCAACCCCCGATTTGTCGCTGATTCATCTGACTATGTGAAATACAGAAGACAGGTAAGCGTGAACCGTAACTACAATGATTTAGCAAACGGTGGAGACGAGCACAACGGGTCGGTGACTTTCTTAATGAACGTCAGAAACTAAATATTTTATACGGATGGGTAAATATATGTAAATATGATATAGGATGATGATATTTACAAAAAATAATTTGAATAATGGTTCGCTCTCGTCTACCCGAGCAATGCCTCTCAAAGATAGCACCTCTGATAATGGTAGTAGATTTAGTTCTGCGCGTGAGGTTTATACCGAAACTACACCTGATACCAGTCAAAAAAAATGGTTTGGAAATCGCGACTCATCTAGTGTGATCGAACGAAGGAAGAACAATGCTATCGGCAAAGGAAGCATTAATGCTAACAACCAGGCATTGTCTTTCACTGCACACAACGAAATTAACAGTGTAAATAGCGCATTAAGGAGAACTCGTGCGAGCGGTTCTACGGTTCCTGCGAAAAGGACTGGATCCACAAAAATATTTTAAGTGTATCGAATTGTTTTCGTTGATTATAGTATATAGACGATGTATAACTATTTAGTTGAATTTATTGCTACCACATTTTTCGTATACGTGATTTTGTCCACTGGTAATCCTCTGGCGATTGGTGCTGCTTTAGCGTTAGCGATTTTAATCACCTCAGATATCTCTGGGGGTCACTTGAACCCCGCCGTATCTGTTGTAATGGCCTCTGCCGGCAAATTGCCTATTAGCGAATTGCTTCCCTATAGCATTGCACAAGTTCTCGGTGGTTTGGTTGCTCTTGAGATATACAAGAGGAACAAGGAGTAAGTCAACAATATTAGATTGAATAAATTATGAAATTTATTCAATATTGGATTCAAAACGTATTAAAACGTTACCACACTGTCTTCAATTGCTAAAACTTTAAGTAGTTTGTTAACATCGCCATCATACATCGACCAACATGTTACTAGGTCAAATGCCTGGTCATCTGCATTTCTGAGAACCTTGGGTTCAAATTCCCCATTGGAATTGGAATTTGCTTCTTGATTGCAACTTATATAATTTGGATTATATGTATACTCTTCAAGAGATTCACGTACATCCTTCTCTCTGCCTGCAAATTTTGCCTTGAAATCGTTGAAATTCATTATCCTTTTGATACCATACTCATGAATAACGTTATCCTTGTCGGATACCTTCACATTTGAACCGCCACGTTTAGTGCGAGACTTTGCATTTTTACGACTACCTTTCTTATATTTCCGTGTCTTATTCACACCTTTTTTACCGCGCTTGGTCGTCTTGTTGACTCTGGTTTTACCACTCTTTGCGTTTTTCATATATATATACACTATGTAGATATATATGTGTGTGTTCTCCATTTACTTGGTTTTTAAAAGGAGTTTGTAAAGAATATACAATCCGACAATGGATAGCGAACTCATGTAAAACTGAGTTCCCATATTCAGGTCCGAGAACTCAAGTACATTATCTTGTTCGTCATCTGAGTCGTCAGTTTCTTCTGTTTTGGAACCAGTCAATTGGTCCTTCATTTTATTTACTAAAATTAAAAACTCATTATCTGTTTGTTTCACATCCACTTGTTCTTTTTCTAAAACAGGTAGTGCAAACAGAGAACCTTGTAGACTGCTACTGCTCGTTTCGGGTGTGTCCTTATCTTCCATTTTAGTCGATGAAGAAGAAAAAGCTTTCTGTTGGTCTTTATTGGGAGAACTGTCCAAGTACAAATAATTCATTGTTATACATTGAACTCACATATTTTTACTACTAACTATTTGTTAAATCAATATAAATGGTTGAATCTAGGTTATAATAACTGCAACAAGGACATCCGCATTATGTGTGGAATATTTGCTGTCTTGAACAACAATGATTTGATTATTACAAAAGACATCATGAAAGATGCCTTCAAAAAAGGCGAACATAGAGGTCCGGAATATTCAACACTAAACTCTATTTCGATCAAAACGATTATGGGATTTCATCGACTTGCGATTAATGGACTGGATGAAGTCTCTCATCAACCAATTAACATAGGCAATATCACGCTAATATGTAATGGTGAAATTTATAACTACAAACAACTGTACACTCTATTGCCCGAATATGTGTCCCCTACGACAAATTCGGATTGCGAGGTAATTATTCATCTGTACAAAGCATTTGGAATGGATACCACCCTACAATTGCTCGACGGTGTATTTTCGTTTGTTCTTATTGACCAGTTATTGGGAAAAAACGCCACCAAACTGTATGTTGCCCGCGACCCCTATGGAATTCGACCACTTTTTATCATGAATAATACGAACTCGTCAGACAGCGACAGTGTTATCGCCTTTGCTAGTGAAATGAAATCGCTGAAACCAATCCAAGACGAAATAAACGAATATTATACAAACAAACGTGACGAAATATTGATGGACAATCCCCGTGCAAACCTCAAAAACAAATATAAACAATATCAAATTCAACCCTTCAAACCGGGTTCGTATCAAGTATACAAACTCCCATTTCATGTATCCCCTCACTGGAAGTTAGAAAAGCAAGTCAAATATAACACATTCGCATTCAACACGAATGTGTTTACGAAGAAATATGATTTTGATCACATAATGGTCAACATTCAAACCTACTTCAAGGAGGCAGTCTTTAAACGCTGTATCGCAGCAGACCGTCCCATTGCGTGTTTGTTATCAGGTGGACTGGACAGTAGTTTGGTAACTGCCTTGGTAAACGAATATCACAAAATGAACAACCTGCCTCAACTTGAGACATATAGCATTGGTATGGAAGGGTCGGAAGATCTAAAATATGCACAACAAGTCGCCGATTATCTTGGTACAAAGCATACGCAGGTCACCGTCAGTGAAGAAGAGTTTGTAGACGCCATTCCTAAGGTCATCTATGATATTGAAAGTTACGATACCACCACAGTTCGCGCAAGTGTTGGTAACTGGCTAATTGCGAAATATATTTCAGAACACAGCGAAGCAAAAGTCATTTTCAATGGCGATGGTGCAGACGAGTTAATGGGTGGATACCTATATATGAAACACGCTGGAAATTGTGTAGAATTCGATAAGGAATGCAAACGATTGCTAACGAATATCCACCAATTCGATGTGCTACGTTCAGACAGATGTATCTCGTCCCATGGATTAGAACCAAGAACTCCTTTTTTGGATCGTACGTGGGTGAATTACTATTTGTCTCTTCCATTCACTCTTCGTTATTCGAAAGATGACCAAGAAAAATATTTGATTCGTAAAGCGTTTAGTGAGGAATATTTCAACAACCGAGAAGGAATATCTTTACTTCCACCAAGCATTCTGTGGCGCCGCAAAGAGGCATTCAGTGATGGCGTTGCGAATGAAAAAACCACCACACGTGAAATTATTTACAAACATATTCATAGTCTAGATAGTCACGCACAATTTGTTTCGTTGTTTAATGACCCGAATATTGATAACAAAGAAAACATTTTGAAATTGGTAAAAGCGGTTCCCGAAACAAAACACCTAACTCACTTGTTGCCGGAAACGCTGGAACAATTTTATTATCGTTATATATTCGAGATCCATTACAAGGGTTGTGGAAAAGCCATTCCTTATTTTTGGATGCCCAATTACGTAAAGGCACAAGACTCCAGCGCACGTAGTTTGGATATTTATAAAGAAGACGTAGAAACTGACTATGCGGTTTTACCAAATGCACCCGATGACTTTGCATAAAAAATACAGTATTCACAAGTAAATATACTTACATAGAACGAGTATATTTACTAATTTTCACGTATACAATCCATCTATATATGATTGAATATCGTCTAATTCAAATAAGGACAACTTGTTTATAAAATCGCCAAAATTCGTTTTTTTATGTATACCGAAATCCTTTCTTTCAATCTCATTGTGTTTGATTTCTTCAAACACGTCAGACATAAGATTATATGTTCGGTCGTTCGTTTTAATCAAACGTAACGTTTTCTGCAAACATACGAATGTATTTGTGGTGAAGATTTCTTTCAAGTTTGATAAATCGTTCGCTTTGGATATATCTGCAAAGTCATCTACATCGTTATTCGCTATAAAATGAGCGAACATTTGACAGAAACCATGTGAACCCATTTTTTGATACAAATGATACGGGTCAATCAATTCCCATTTTCGATGTATTCGTCCTCTGGTTACGATTTTTGTTCTACACGCTACTCGAAAATGGGTTTCATCGTCGTCGGGTTTTCTTACATTGTAACCATAGTAGATAAATAAGTCCAAATCCTGTACACGATCATCAGTCCAAGGAATGCACGCTTTTGACTGTTCAATATCAAATACCTGTACATGTGTGTTGATTTGCTTATAGACATCAACTTGACCAAGTATTTCTATAAACAAGGTTAAATAATCATTGAATGTATTCAACATTTTTATTGGAATTTCTAATTATATATTGTACAATTCTACAATATATATTTCAATTTTATCTTCATTACAAACGGTATCTAAAACTCCGTGCTAAAGTCAAATACTTCTTCTTCGTTATCCTTTCCGCTCTTGTCCGCCAAAGCATACTCTGCATTCGTGCGCTCAAAAAAGTTCACCTTGGACTCTATGCTAATGAGTTCCATGAAATCAAAAGGATTAGAAGAATTATACATCTTGTCGTATCCTAATTGGACACACAGTCTGTCCGCAACGAACTCAATGTACTGAGACATCAACTTGGAATTCATACCAATCATGCGACAAGGAATGGCTTCCAAAATAAATTCCTTTTCAATCTCCACTGCCTCTTTTACAATTTCGTGAATTTTGTCCGGAGTTAATTTTTTATGTAACTTGGAGTACATCAAAATAGCAAACTCAGTGTGAAGCGCCTCATCACGAGAAATGAGTTCATTAGAAAACGTCAATCCGGGCATCAATCCTCTCTTCTTAATCCAATAAATAGACGCAAAGGAAGAAGAAAAGAACAGACCCTCTACTAACGCAAACCCCACCAAGCGAGTAGCGAAATCGCTGTTATCGTCGTTAACCCATTTTTGTGCCCAGTTGAATTTCTTCGCAATGCAAGGATAATTTTGAGTAGCTGCGAACAACTTGTCTTTTTCTTCGGGGTCTTTAATATATGTGTCTATCAACAGGCTATACATCTCTGAATGGATGGTTTCAATGGCTATTTGGAATGCATAGAACGCACGGGCCTCTGATACTTGAACTTCGTTCATGAAACGGGTACCCAGATTGTCCGTAACTACGGCATCGCTACTAGAAAAAAAAGCTAAAATCATTTTAATAAAATTGCGCTCATCGTCACTCAATTTGGCCCAGTCATTCATATCTTGTGCGAGTGAAACTTCGCCGGTATGCCAAAACGAATCGATGGATTTTTTATACATTTCCCAAATATCATTGTATTGAATGGGAAACATTACATAGCGGCTATCGTCTGGTGTAAGAAGTGGTTCGAGTGCAGTGGCTGCATTATGTGCATTGTCGGACATATTGTTCCTAAATAATATAGTCAGTAGATTTTTATTTCATTTAGAAAATATACTTACAGTGCACACAGTGCATTTTGCCGGTTACAGTTGCACGATAGTAAACGTGAGTAGTAATTATTTAAATTGGTCGACATCAATGAGATTATTATTATTATCGAGAGATTATTTAGGTCATTAATATAAGGAATGCCAGGACAAAACAAACATACTTCTGAACCGGAACTTGGTGAAGAACCTAGCAGTCGCCGTGGTCGCCGTGGTCGCAAACAAAACGAAAAAGAAATTTTGCGAGAACATATGATTGAAACATTTGATAAGGACACAATTATTCAAAAACAGCGACAATTATACGAGAATTTACAATACTTATCTGAAAAGGAAAAAAAAGAATTTGAGGCAAAGTTCACTACGCCTAGAAACGATGGTCAAAAATACTATGCTCGTCTATTAAAACAAAAAAGCAAAAAAATTGTCGTTGCTACGGGACCAGCCGGAACTGGAAAAACGCTGTTGGCTACCGAGCAGGGCATTCGCATGTTTCTTTCTGGTGGATACGATAAGTTGATTTTCACTCGCCCTTCTGTATCCGTTGACGAAGATCTCGGATTTTTACCCGGTACATTGGAAGAAAAGATGGCTCCTTGGATACGTCCTATATACGATGTGTTATATAACTTTATCACTCCAAAAGAAGTCACCGTATTACTAGAAGAAAAAGTCATAGAAATCGCTCCACTGGGATATATGCGAGGTCGTACGTTTAAAAATTGCTGGATCGTTGCGGACGAAATGCAAAATTCAACCATTTCTCAAATGAAAATGTTAATGACTCGTCTGGGTGAAAATAGCAAACTGGTAGTGACCGGCGATTTAGACCAATACGATCGCGCAAGTGATATTAATGGATTAGACGACTTTTTAGATAAATTTCGCGGAAAGCGTTCCTCGAGCATTAGTAGCGTTGAATTTCAAAATCACGATATACAGAGAGAGGAAGTCGTAAAAGAAGTGTTGGACATTTACGCAGGAGAAGTCCCACCTGTATATTCTGATGACGAAGAAGAACCCTCCGAAATGAATGCTGAAATAGAAAAAGATTTAACAGATTCCAAATAATTGCGTGTTCTCATTTTAGGCGCTATACGTGTATAATAAAATGTATTCTTTTATTATAGAAATGAAATTCTCGTTGAAAAATGTTCTCCAGTTTCAACCATTATTAAAGAGCCAATTGGTATTGTATATGTTTTTATTCATTGCCTTGTTTGAAATCGTTCATTTTGGAACAAACCAGAATGTAAATGGCGTCCTTTTGATGTTTTTAATCGGTTTCTTGACTTCATTTTTCAGTAAGAATATGATTATTATCTTGTTTTCCGCTATTGTGTTTACCAATCTAATTGTATATGGTTCTCAACTCAAGTATAGAGAAGGGTTTGATAAGAAGGACGAAGTCATCAAGCGAGTGAAGAAAACCAAAAAGTCGGAAGAAGAATTAGAAGAAGAAGATTCTAAAAAAGAAATGACAAAGAAGGATATCGAAGAACAGTTCTCTAGTTTACAGAAAGAACTCCCCGAGTTCCAAAAAATCCAATTTGAAATTTTAGACAATCTGGAGAAAATGGACCCCCTTCTAGAAAAGGCGGAAAGCTTCATCAATAAATATTCGGAGTACAGAGACAGCAACCGTCGTTAATTTGGTGTAAATTGCAATTGATAATATCCTTTCATAATATAAGAGAATACTATCAATCATGGTCTTCAAAGCCATTGCAAAATTCATTGCCATGATTCCCAAAATATTTAAAATTATTACAGGCGTCATCATGGGCATAAAAGATATATTTTTAGGTTTAGCCAGAGAATTTGAAGAATTTCCACAAGGTGCATATTATTTAGGTATGCACGCGGCCATATTTGTTCAATACTTGGGCGTTTTCGCATTTACAAATCTTTTCTGCGCTATGCAAATGATCCAGAACTTTACCTCTTGCTTTTTTTGGTATGCATTGGACATTTTCGGCAAGATATTGTATTTAATACCACAATTAATCATAATGTTTTTAATGTTTCTAGGCATTCCAGCAGATGAACTTGAAACACAGTTTTGGATGTTTATGGAGGACATCGACAGAATGGTGGTGGATGCAAGTGGTTATCACATTATTCACTTTCCCAAAGACATCCGCGATAAATGTTTCAATTGTAAACGGTTGAAGACAAGCGTACTAATTAATAAAGCCAATGATGCATTCGGAGATCTCAAGGACCCGATTATCCCACTGATGACTGGCGGCATTGTGGATATGTTCAATGGTGCTCGTAGCGCAGTGAATGCAGTATTGGGACCAATCGGCATCCGTATATAAGAACATCCAATAAATTTAGCACACATACGTAATGGAATATTATAGAATGATATAGTATAATATGCCCAAAAAGTGTACCAGCCCAGGAGTTATATGTATTGAGAACGTAACCCTTTTATTCATTGTCATTATTATTGCGATCATCGGATATTTGTTGTATCAAGTATACAATCCGGCGATGAAGACGTCTGATACAATCCTTGTAAAACCTACCAAAATTATTCAGGACATTCAAATGCCCATCATGGACGATGCGGGCGATACGATGAATGACCCATATGCGCCTCCTTTGAAACGTAATCAATATTTACAACCTACTATGGGAGGAGATGTCCGTGGACTTCCCATCAATATCAAAACGCGCGCTACTGGTCATGATTACCAGCAAATGGGCATTTTAACCAAACAGGGTGGGAACAACGAGAACTTAATTTTACCACTGATGGGTCGCCGTATTATGACTGGGCGCGATAGATGGCAGTATTATACAATGTCCAATACTGGTTTTGTTAATACCAAGCTTCCCATTAGCGTGAATGGAAAAAGTTGTTCTGGAGAATATGGATGCGATATTATGAACAATGGAGATGTTGTCTATGCAGAAGGATACAATGATACGTTCAATGCAACCATTTATGAAAACAGCACACTGAACTATATTCCTTACCTTTAGACGAATTATAATTTGGTAAAAAACTCTACCACATTATATATATAAAGCAATGAGTGAAGAAAATACATTTGATTTAATAGACGAAACAAAGATTAAATTTGATAAAGAAATTATTTATGATTATCCTTTGACAACCACTTATGCAAGCGAATTTGTAAAAGGGAACGATGTATTTCAAGCACCAGTTACATACAGCATTGATAATAACTTTTATTATACTTCTGATGGAAAGACCTCCGAGTTCAACTTTTCAAAAATTCATATTGGAAAACTTGTTCACGACAATGTCGAGAACGTGAGTGCAAATAATAATAAGATTATAGGCGAAGTCGTATTAGAACATTCTTCGAATTGTTATGTGTGTTTTTTTCTAGAGAGTTCAAGTGCTACCGAAAAAAACTCTTTAGATGCGATTTTATCAGGAGGTTCTGCTAATTATGAAGTTGAATTGAATAATATTATTCCAAAACAAGACAAATGCATTCACTACAAGGATGGAAGCAAGAATGTGTTTGTATTTACCACTCCTATATACACTGAAGCCACATCAATTGACCCAATTATTAGTAACAGTTTATTCAACAAATACCCCAGTACAGATGATTACATTGTAATTCCTGGAAATTATCTTAATCAGCGCGATGATGACCAGATTTACATTGATTGTAGTCCGACGGGAGCAAGCGACGATGAGATAAATACTTACAACGTGCCCATCAATTCCAAGATGATGAGTGAAAAACAGCAATCTGATTTTATGGGCACGACCGTGAATTTCGCATTTTTCACGATTCTATCGCTAGTGGGATACTTTATTATTCCAATGTTTTACAAAAAAGTGGTGATAGATATGATATTGTTTATGAACCCAGGCACTGGAGATGAAGTAAACAAAGACAGATTGAAAGCAATCGCCTCTGCTGATGTCGGCATCATACTCACATTTGTATCGGCTATTATGTTATTTTATACAATGGGCATGACGGGTGACTCCAGATATACGTCTTTGTCCTTAATGCTTTCTCTTATTGCTGTTTTGTCTGCATCATTAATTACAATGAAGAAGTCCAATCCAGACTTCTTGCGAGCAATCAGTAGTAACGGTCGGGTCATTCAATTAGAAATCCCTATGACTACCATCAAGGATGAAATTACAAAAAAATCAACCGAAGTTCCAGTGGGAGTATCTTCTAGTCTTGGAGACATATTCAAAACAATTGGCGATTTCTTCGGGTTCTTATTAAAATTAACCCCTGCATTCCTAGCAATCACCCTTGTTGGTGCTGCAATTCCACAGATTATCAGGTCGATGGGTATCTTAACACCCGAAACTGCTAGTTCATTGACCATAGGTGGCGTGCTATTCTCTATGACTGGACTCGTTTGTTTCAAGTTGATCGACAAAGTCGAAAAATTAAGTAAAGGTGAAGAAGCATAACTCACGATTGCATAGAAATTAATAAATAATTAGAACGATTGGCTCTATTTATTTATACTTGAACAAATTTAATACATGGAAGCAGTTCCAACATCCTCGGCAACAGGTTTGAAAGCAGTCTCGGTGAATATAACAGGATCGCTATGTCCAATGGGGGCCATCTGCTCTACGATCTCTTCTTCAAGAGTGTCTTTCTTCTCGGGGTTCATCTTCTGCATCTTCTGGTCCTTCTTCACTTGAGAAGGAGTGTGCTCCTGAATAGCGGCTTTGCCGGTCTGTTTAGAACTGCGTCTTAACAATTCATACGCAACAAACACGTATAAAATAGCCACCAGGGGGTTAGCATTGAAGAACAAATAAAGAGTAACTGCTAAAACACCGACCATGCCTAGGGGAGAATCGACCATATTGGAAACAAATCCGGGGTTCTCAACGGGGAAAACAATATACATTACAAACACGACAAGCGCAATTAATTCTACTTGTGTTAAGGAGTTGAACATTTTTGGAAGTTTCATCATTTCTATATTATAGATTAGTATTTTATTTTTACCTATAATCAACGAAAATATTTGAAAATTGAAATATCCTAAATACAAATAATCTTATGTAGTAATCATATACATACCAAGATGAATAGAAAGAAGAACATCAAGCAACCAACTATCAAGGACAGTTTCCTTCTGACCCCCGAATACAAAGAAAATGTGCGCATTTCATCACATTTGGGGAGAAAAGGGTATACCATCCCAAAATCGACATTATCCGAAAAAGACATTGCTTGTTTAAAAGAAGAATTATTGGTAAAACCAGTAGAGATGAAAATGAATTATGGTGCACCAGGTGCAGCTGGTTCCAATGCGTTCCCGGTGTACAAAGAAAACGACAAAAAAATATACATTCCTCGCTTTTATGGGGTTGAACGTTATGGGTTGCCTGATAAAAGCGAACTCCAGGAGGGAGACGACATTGACGTAACCTTTGATAAACAGGTCCGCGATTACCAGGAACACATTATTGGTGTCTATATGAACCACATTGGAGAACCCATATCAAAAAACAACACGCAAAATGGTAACGGAGGCATACTGGAGGTTCCTTGTGGTAGAGGCAAGTGTTTGAGCAAAGATACGCCAATAATGATGTATGATGGGTCTATTAAGATGGTTCAAGATGTAAAAGTTGGAGATAAACTCATGGGGGACGATTCTACACCAAGAAACGTGTTGACTCTCGCACGAGGAAAAGAGATGATGTACAAAGTGATACCAAACAAAGGTGATAGTTACACAGTGAACGAAAGTCACATACTATCATTGAGATACAGTACATCCATGAACAAAAATACCCCCAAGGGCACTGTGGTTGATATGTCTGTATTAGATTATTTGAATTTACCCAAATCTTATCATGGTAGAGGAGGTCCCTTGGTTGGATATCGTGTGCCTATTCAATTTCCTAAGAAAGATGTGGACATAGACCCGTATTTGCTTGGATATTGGTTAGGTGACGGTCATTCAAAAGGATCTGTTATTTCCACACAAGAGTCCCATGTATTGACGCATTTGCAAAACAATTGTTTTCCAGAAAATCATCCCGAATTGTATTTGCAGTATACAGGCGCACAATACGATTATCGCATTAATTCTACGAAGAAAGGCGCTGGTTGTAATTCATTCATGAATGGTTTACGTAAATATAATCTTATCAATAACAAACACATACCTCATGATTATAAATGTAATGACCGCGAAACACAGTTAGCATTGTTGGCTGGGTTGATGGATTCAGATGGGTCTGTCCATGATAACTGTTATGATATTCTTCAAAAAAACGAAATCCTTTTGGACGACATCATTTTCGTCGCACGTTCACTTGGGTTTGCAGCTTATAAAAAAGAATGTAAAAAATCGTGCGTATACAAAGGAGAAAAAAGAGAAGGAACCTATTATAGAACGTGTATTCACGGGAAAGGGTTGGAAGAAATACCGGTAAAATGTCCTCGTAAAAAAGCAAATCCCAGAAAGCAAACAAAAGAAGCTTTGAATACCAGAATTCGGTTAGAACAAGTCGGCATTGATAACTATTATGGGTTTGAAATAGATGGGAACCGACGTTTTGTATTGGGAGATTATACCGTCACACACAATACAGTAATGGCGCTCAAAATCATCTCCAATCTCCAGAAAAAGACGTTAATTATTGTTCACAAGGAATTCTTGATGAATCAGTGGATAGACCGCATTGAAGAGTTCTTGCCTGGAGCGAGAGTTGGTAAAATACAGGGTCAAAAATTCGACATTGAAGACAAAGACATCGTTATCGGTATGTTACAATCGCTCTACGACAAAGATTATGGTCCCACTGGATTTCAGAGTTTCGGTTTAACCATTGTGGATGAGGTGCACCGCATAGGAAGTGAACAATTTTCCAAAACACTATTGAAAGTGACCACTCCAAATATGCTGGGTATTTCAGCAACAGTGGATCGTAAGGATGGATTGACCAAAGTATTGTATATGTTCATTGGAAACAAGATCTATAGCGAAGAACGAAATGATGACGACCCTGTATGTGTGCGCGCAATCCATTTTCACACGAACGACAACGAATTCAATGATGTTGAGGTGGATTATAGAGGAAATACAAAATATAGTACGATGATTACCAAATTATGTGCGTATGACCCGCGTACACGATTTATCATCCAGGTGTTACAGGATTTATTGAGCGAAGACCCCGATAAACAAATCATGGTGTTATGCCACAATCGCAGTTTATTAACCGCAATCTATACCTATATTCGCACTTGGAACAATGACGAAGAAATGATTGGATATTATGTGGGCGGCATGAAACAAGTCGATTTGGAAAAAACAGAGAAGAAACGCATTGTGTTGGCCACGTATGCGATGGCGGCGGAAGCGCTCGACATCAAAACGCTATCTACATTGGTGATGGTGACCCCTAAAACAGACATTACACAATCGGTCGGTCGAATTTTACGCGTAAAGCACACCAAACCAATTATCGTAGACATTATTGACCAACACGATCCTTTTCAGAAACAATGGATACAGCGACGTAGATATTACAAAAAATGCAACTACAAAATTATTCAAAACAACAGTAAAAAATATACAAATATGATGAATGCTGACGATACAAATGAATGGAAATTGGTGTTTGACCCGAAGGACAAAACTACGAAAATGGACGAAGAGAAAGAGCTGAAAATAGAACGAAAATGTTTAATTGCGTTTGATAATTTGGAATAATATACACATATAACTAATCAACTTTGTATTTTAAATAGGCTACCTGACTATCTAATTCTTTGTCTACTTGAATTTGATACCAACACTCATAATCATTCATAGTAATTGGACCCTTCAAATTTTTCTCTAGGGTTGATTTCAGCATATTCGCGTGACTTTTTATCGCCCTGAATGATTCAACGCATTCAGGGTGATAATTTTTTATTTGTTTATACAATGTTAGGAGCGAACTCATATCATTGGGTAGTAGCGCAGCGGACATCGTAGTAATAATAAGACAATCTATTTCTTTTGTGTCTTTCTCTTCTTGTTGCTTTTCTTTTTCAATTTTCTGTTTGTCTTGGTCTTCTTCTTGGTTGTTTTTCTCTTATGTTTCCTTCCACCACCTTGTTTTAACGCAACTAATTCTGCACCACCAGAAGTACCGGTCGGTGTAATGTTGGGTAACACATTTCCTTCTGTGAACTCGAAAAATCCTCCTCCAGTTCCAGACATGATATATATTGGACAGAGATATTTTGCAAACAAGATAAAGTGATCATGCATAGGTATATATGACTAAACTTCCTGCGAAATCGTGGGATTATATACCAGAACTAGAATACGAAAAAGATTATGTAGTGGAGTTTGAATTGTGGAACTTGCGTGCTATTTTACGCAATATAAACGAAAACAAGCGCGCGGCCTCGCCAGTCTACCAAAAACTGGTCATTCCTCATTTGCAAGAATTAGTAGATAAATTGGAAACATTGGAGGCGAAACTAGATAGAGAAATTGAGACAGACGGGGACAAAACCATCTACGATTTGGTAGATGAATAAAATTGAAAAGGAAACAACAACAACTGTTATATCCAGTAATCAACTCATCAACTAACGAATTCAACAATGTGCTCCAATACGGATGGACGATATATGTCTTTGGCGACAGAAGAGGCGTCAAAATCACCCATTACTAATTTCCAACTGGGTTGTATAGCTGTCGTATCAGGGAAAATTGTAGCACGAGGATGCAATAATTATAGGACCTATTCCAAGGATGGCATGATCGGTCAATCTTGTTCATGCCATGCAGAAATCAGTGTATTGCGAAAATGCATGAAGCAAAATATAACTAAAAAAATAAATATATATGTGGCGAGAGTGTCTACTATGGGAGATATGCTATGTTCGGCTCCGTGCATCGACTGTTTCTTGAAAATGAAAGAGTTCAATATAAGGAGTATCATTTATATTGACCATAGCGGAAATACAGTAAAGCGAAATTTCGACGACTTTCACACGTCCCATACAACAAGCGGCAAGAAAGCGATCCTTACAAAGCGTGTAAAGTGTTTATGATATGTGTCTGCATATCATTATTTGTTTGTAAAATTGAAAGAACAATTGTTTTTTATTGAATATGCAACAATTAGACAATCAATCATTCATCATGGAAGGAGAAACACACGTTCATTGGCCCGATATTACTCATCCAGCGGATGCACAAGCATTTCAATCGCTGGGATTAAAAAAACTATTGTATATTGGTCCCTGGTTTCATCTTGAACCCACTATTCACGCGGAGTTTCGAAATATCAAAGAGTTTATTTATGTAGATACACAACCACTTGGAGAAAATGAAACAAAACCATACGATACAAACTCATACAAAACCAATTTCGTCGAAGATTTGATGACGAAATGTGCTTGTTTTGGATATGAATTGATAAGTGATTACATGATTGACCCTGAACATGTAAATACCGTATTGAACCGCAGTCAGCGCACAAAATGGCGTGTCGATTATCCTCACATTAACCCACATATGTTCAAATTTGAAAATAAATACACTAAGCAAATATTAAAATATTACATTTCAACCAATTTCCTGTATACGATGAATAAAGAATTACGAACAGATATGTGTGAGGCAGACGGATTAATTCTGAGTGGATATTTTCCTCATAAAACGTTATTGCATTATTTCCCCCAACCAAAAACAATCATTGGGTTTACTGAAACTGTGTATCCAGTTGGTGAACTATCGCATTATCTAGAAGAAGACAATATAATTCCGTCGTTGATAAATGATACGAATACCGACACCCCTTATTGGGCAAATAACTATTTCTTATTGTCTATTCATACAAATCATATGGTAAAATGTGAAAATATAACCGAAATGGGCGACCTATCTGTTCATGAAATAGACCGCCGATATGGATATGAAGTGTAATATACCGACTTATAAAAAATCTTACTGTATATATGCGTTAGTCGTATTGAAAATATGTATTTTTTATACTTTATGTAGTGAGTTATAAAAAGAACGTTTTTGACATGGGAAAGTATATTTGGTTTTGCACTTTTGGACATTTTAAAAAATGTCCATTTTTCATTTTTGTGAGAAAGTCTTGAGAAAAAAAAACTAAAAAACGGGTTCACAGCATAATGCAGTGATTGCATTTTTTCAAAAAAATATTTGGCTGCATAATTTTTTATTTTAATTATGTAGAAAAATCATTTAGGGGATTTTTTACTATCATTGTATGGTAGTAAAATGGTAGTAAAAAATCCCCTAAAATCAATCCAGATATTTGAATGCACGGATTGTTACTATAGTACGTGCAATAAAAAAGATTATAATAAACATTTGTCCACTGCAAAACATAAAATGGTAGTAAATGGTAGTAAAAAATCCCCAAAAATCCCCAAAACTGAAAATAACAATTTCGTCTGCATTTGCGGTAAGGTATATAAATACGATAGTGGGTATTATCGTCACAAAAAGGTATGTAATGCAGATGGAAATGCGAATTTGCAGCAAAACGAAGTAGAAATCGACCCGTCACAAGACTCTATACACACTATGATGGAGTTAATAAAACAAAATCAGGAATTCAAAGAGTTGATTGTAGAACAAAATAAACACATTTTGGAATTGGCCCAAAAACCAACTACCACAAACAATACGATCAATAACAACCAAAAATTCAATCTAAATTTCTTTTTGAATGAACAATGTAAGGATGCGATGAATATTTCCGAATTTTTGGAGAACATGATGCTCGATATGGAAGACTTAACAGAAACTGGTCGACTAGGTTACGTAGACGGGATATCAAGAATTTTTATCAACAAACTGCGAGAACTCGACACATACAAACGACCATTGCACTGCACTGACTTGAAGCGCGAAACACTGTATATACGGGATAATGATGTATGGGAAAAAGAAGAGAATTCAAAACAGAAACTGAAGGAATTAGTAGACAAAGTCGCCAATAAAAATTGCAAAACCATGCGTATATGGACGGAAGAACATCCAAATTATACAGAAATGGATTCGATCGAAAACCAAGAATTTATGAAACTGTCGGATGCTATATTGGGTGGGTTTGGAGAACAAGAATCAAAACAATTCCGCGATAAAATCATCAAAAGTGTAATCAAAGAAGTCATGGTCAATAAAAATGTATAATATATTTGTGGATATAATTCATAAATATATTCAATTGTCTACATAAGTGATTAGCATAGTATTATAGTTTACTAATATGAACAATCTTTGCGTATTTATGCGCTACTTTAATCGGCGTCCATTTCCTATATTTACGATCGTATACACATTCCATGCGTAATATTTTTTTTAGATCGACATATTTATCGTGTTGGATATTTTCGAAATCGTCTTCATCATCGCTTTCTTCGATATAATCCAGGTTTTTATTTTCTCTGATATTTCGGAAAAGATTATTCATCGCGACGCTTGTCTTGTAGTTTGGTACATACGATAAATTGTAATAGACCGGGCTATTGTTTCTGCCGTATGCAAACAAATGATAAATATCATATTGCAAATCTGCACGAACTTCAAATACGGTCGTAGTTCTATATTGCGGTTTATTGAAGACCATTTTATAAGGTTCGATTTCAAAGTCTGTCGATAACGGCGCGACAACCTTTGTAGCATTGGGTAAACTGACGATATTTAATTTTCTAGATAAGTGCACATTCATATATGGCATGACTTCGTTTGATGAGCGATACTGAATGTGGTGAAGAGGATAATGCACACGCGATTGGATGCACTCATCGAGCGTATTTGGATATTCGTCCAATCCATCCAATTGGACATTCCATAAGAATGGCGAATAAATAGGCGTATGTTTCTCGAGACATTCAAATAATAGTTTCCACGCACCAAATTTATTTATACTCGACATTTTGCAGACATTTACGCCCTTCATAAAGAGAATGTCGTCAACAATGTATTTTTCTTTTCCCGAATGTTCGTCTACCACGCATGTCGCATACACGAGTGTCCCCATCGACAATTGAAGATTGGATTTGATATCACTATGAACCACCTTGACTATTTTTTTGTCGCGGTTTAATTCCATGATATAACAAGTATAATATTTTTGATAAAACGTAAACCATATCAACACTTTTTTACCAGTGGGGATTGCTATACATACATCATAAACAGATGAAACTTTCTTATGTGAAATTGTTTCATAGGAAAGTTCAAATTGTGGTAATCTTTTGAGAAGATACGACGTTTGGTTAGCGTTTAGAACCAACATACTATAAGAGGCACGTACTATTTATATAGTTTTAAGAAAGTGTGTGGGTAGTCTGTTCATCCATAAACTGTTGTAAATCAGTATTCAATTTTTCAATATGTTCCCGATCAAATAATTGTGTGTTTGGATTTACGCTCGTTGAATTTTGTATTTGCGTCATCATCGCATTGTATTTTTCACCATTTAGCGAACGAGACAATTTAGGTTTGGGTATACGAAACTTAACTTGTAGGTGTTGAATGACCACATGACATAGAAAAATGAACAATAAAAAAAAGAACGACTTGAATAAAAATTCTGTAAACATATGTGTAAATACTAAATATTACGAACACAAAAATATACATTTTTAAACGCCCAATGCAATTTACCAAGAAATAGTATTTGCAAACTATATAAATGTATCGTGGGTAAAGATAATAATGTCATCTATACGTTTGTTGGTAGTAGAAAAGAATGGTACCATTAAAGAAAGTGTATTGAAAACATGGAAGGAAGAAGACTTGTATAAAAAGGCTGGTTTTAAAACTAGTCAGGGGTTTGCATTGGCCACTACTTGGAAGGTTGGTGATATTAATAACAAATCCTATTCTATTCGTGTCTATGGCAAGACTGATGGTCGCGCTACCCAAGAAAACAAATATGAGTTTCCTCCCCCAATTGATGAAACATTGTTTTTCGGCAATTGTTTGATTGTAAATGTGCGAAATGATGTGCCGGTGTCTCTTACTACCGCAGAGTGGACGTGCATTTATGATAAACTGCACGGAGGTTTTGAGGAGCTGGGTGATGAAGATGAAGATGACGATGACGAAGACAGTGATGAATACGATGATGTTCCCAAGACCAAATCAGGTTATGCAAAGGACGGGTTTATTGTAGACGACGATGAACGATCTGACGATGATTATGAAGGTTCGGACGCCTCCGAAAAATTAGAGCCGTTGCCTAAGAAGAAATCAAGCAAAAAGAAGGACAGCGTTGTAAAGACGAAACCCAATAAAAATAATGAAAAAGTCAGCGTTCCCGACAATGTCTTTATGGAACTTAGCAATGAAATAGATGAGTTATTTGATAGCACAAGCGAGTTGGAAATAGAGGAATACATATAGTCAATATTCGATCCAAGTATAAGATAAAAATTGAATGATATAAATAAAAGTATTCTATTTATATTATTAACATACACACAAGATGAAGACAGTATCAAATCCGTGCAATTTTCGTAAAAATCTAAAAGAAAAATTAAAGATTATTCTTGAAGATGAGAACATAACATCGAACGTAGAAACAAGCATATTTAACTATGCACTCAATGAGTCAGACCGACGCAGGTTGATTAAAAAGTGGGACAATCCACAATTTGTAGAAATTTATTTGAACAGATTTCGCAGCATCTACATTAACTTGAAAAATACTACATTCTTGAATCAAATTCGAAACAAAGATATTACTGGAAAAAAATTGGAAGTATTAACTCATTATGAAATGGATACAGAGAGATGGAGCGAACTCATCGACAAAAAGATTAAGCGAGAGGCAAGTAAATTCAAGACCAATATTCAAGCATCCACTGATATGTTTACATGCAGAAAATGCAAATCAAAGAAATGTACGTATTATGAATTGCAGACACGAAGTGCGGATGAGCCAGCAACTATATTTATAACCTGTCTGGATTGCGGGAAGAACTGGCGGTCTTAAGCAAATGGCCAATTGCAGCTAAAATATATTCGAAATATACGAATAAAAAATATATACGAACTGTTACAAAAAATGCAGATTTCATCCTTTCGGCATTGGGATGGTCAATGAACCAATTGGTTATTTGTTCAATATCTCCTTCAAAATCGTCTATTGTACACGCTATACGTATATTTTTTATTTTCTTGATATGGTTTACGCAATCATCGTAATGATTTTCTGAGATGGTAATATTTGTTACATCACTTCTACAAAGCGGACACAATATATATGGATTATGCGAAGTATGCAGTTGTTCAATGTAATGGAATACACAAGTTGAACAAAAATAATGACTGCACGTTAATTTGCAACATTTGACTGGTTCTATTGGTTCTAGACAAATAGAACAATCATCATAATTCTTTAATTGAATATTTTTATCGATGTTCAACTGTATATGCAATAGTCGCGTAGATAACAAAATCGTAGAGATGGTCGATGGTGTCCAACGCGTGTGTATGTTATTTCTCAATAAAAATTGATGAATGGATTCGGCATTTATAATCATTTTGCTATTTGGTATCGAATTGATGAGTTCAATATGCATTTCGTTTGATACTTGCGAATAACACATTACCATTTTCCGAATAAATTTTTTGCACGGATTATGAGAAATATGATGAGATTGTTTTGTGAATAAAATATTGTGTTTATAACCAACTGCCCGCAATATTTGCATATTCAAAGACGACAAATACAACTTCAAATACGTGGTATGCAATCCCAAATAATAATCGTATGCAGCATTCATTTTTATACATTTTTCAAATACTTGTATCATAGAACTATTGCAATTGTTTATACGGTGTCCAGAGTGGTTACAAAATGAACAGTTAGGCATAGAGAAGAGACCTTATATATTTACACTATCCACACACTCTATTTGCAAAAAAAATACTTATTGTATTTTTTTTACGAGACCTGAATTTAGATCAAAATTTCTAAATCATGTAATTTCCAATATTCGCAACCTCCGTTCGGCAAAGGACGTTTGATAATGAAAGGTAGTTTCTTTTCTTCGAATTCTTTTAATGCAACCAAATACCCATCAATCACACTCTCGTCGACAGATACGAAAGATTTGCTTCCTGCATTGATTTGCTTCGCACGTTCTCCAATAACGCGTGCCTTCTCGTATTTGGTAACAAATGGTTGCGTTCTATGCAATGGGTCAATTATATTTCCATCGCTATCGCGAACAACCTTAGACAGAGCTTCCACCTCATCGTAATTGATATTATGTAACTCGGGATGATAACTGGAGATCAAGTTTTCTTTGTAGTCGTCATCAATCTTCTGCAAATAGTCTTCCTCTTTTTCTTCTTCGTCATCGCTAAAATCATCTTCGCGAAACGGGTTTAATTCTGCGTCTTCTTCTTCTTCATTCTCGTCTTTTTGTTTTGAGAAGATCTTATTTTCAATTTCTTCGTCATCAATTTCTTCGTCATCGTCAAATTCGTCATCACTTTCATTCATCATTGGGTCGTTTTGAGCAACAGATTCATTATCACTTTGCACGTCTGATGCGTCGTCATCGTCTACAGTTTGGATGGTAATTGCCCCCTTCTTTTTTGTCTTGCTTGTTTCTGTCTTGTCAACTACCTCTTCATCTGAGAAATCGTCTTCAATAATTTCTTCGTTATCGTAGTCAATGGGGTCCATTATATACTAATATGGGAATATATTAAAAAACATATTTCTAAATACATTTATTCAATTTTATAGTAGAATGATTTAATTGTTTGTCCATTTAGTATCACATTCTATGCATATATAACTGTAATTCATTTTCGCATCGTTATATCGCATATAAATGATTTCTGCTGGAGTTTTGTGGTCTTTATGGTTCGTTTTGCATTGTTTATTTGGGCATGGTATATTGTATATGCGAGGCAGAGTAGGATCTAGTTTTGTATACTTGTTAATAATGTGATGAAAATTTTGTTCTCCTTTGGTGAACGATGTGTTCATCAGACAAATTCCATCTTGGTCAATATCAGTATCTTCGTGTCCACAATGTTTGCAATAATAATTCAACTTTGATTCATCGGATTCTGTAATACGAATATAGTACATATTGTCGCATTTCTCGCAAAATTTCATTTTTGAAACCTTCTTATATATATAGTTGTATGATAATTCTTCTATGCTATTTCATTTCAATTTTGTATTGCCAGTGTACAAATATTCAATGATATAAAATTGATAAACATATACTTGATTTTATTACGTTCAAACTAAATATTTCAATCTAATAACAAACCTTGCTCCATTTACCGTAATACACTCTACCGTATTCCAATACCACCGTGTGGTTATATTATTCGAAAATTGATTTAGAAAGTAGTCATTAAAATATTTATATAGTATACTCTGGGAGATGAAATCTTCTTCTATAACTGCAAAAATGAAGTCAAAACGTACACAAAGTGTCCAATCTATGCTTACACAACATAAAGTAGACAAACAGGCAACCAATGATAAATCAGAAACGCATACAAATACGCGGATCGGCAATAAAGATGCGAAGATACACGGCGGTTCTTATGCAATTCCAGACAGTGAATATCCTGAATTTATGAACAAAGTTAAAATGGCTACAACGGCTGGTCAATATGAGTATTTGACTGAAAAGCAGTTGCCGGAAGGAACATTGGCGATTGATATGGATTTGCATTACGATTATGAAGTAGAGGACAGACAACACGGAAAGGAGCACATTGACGACTTGATTGATGTGATTTTCTCCACATTGAATGATATGTATGTATTTAACGCTGAACAAAATATCATCGCATATGTGATGCAGAAACCGGATGTAAATCGTGTGAAAGAGAAAAATATAACCAAAGATGGTGTTCATCTACTAGTAAACATAAAAATGGACCGACATGCAATGAAATATTTGCGTGAACAACTGATGGCCAAAATCCCGGAGATATGGGACATTCCGATTATCAATACGTGGGGAGGTGTATTCGACGAGGGGGTTATGAAAGGAACTACGAACTGGCAGCTGTATGGATCCAGAAAACCGCATCATGGAAGATATAGTGTTTCTTACATTTATGATATTGGATACGATGAGACGGATAACGAGTTTATCCGCGACGAGATCAATGATGTATCTGCTCATTTGGAAGAACTCGACTGGATGAATTTGTCTGTTCGAAATACCAACTTGCCTACTTTTCAATTGAAGACGTCGTTCATTTCTACTTATGAGAAATATTTACCTGTGAACAAAACCCGTACCCAATTTTCGCGTAACAATATACCGGTTCGTAAATCGGCTGGATATTCTTCATTGTCGAAGGACTTGACTAGTATCAAAAGTCAAGAAGAATTGGACTCGCTCTACAACGAGTTTATGGATTCGCTGACTGCGAATGACCACAAATTAATTAGTGCTTGCAAAATGACTATGATTTTGCCTTCCGAATATTACGGAAATGGCTCATATGATAAATGGATCAGAGTGTGTTGGGCACTGAAAAATACATCATTGGATTTGTTGCTTGCCTGGGTGAAGTTCAGTTCCCAAACTGCTTCTTTTCGGTTTCCCGATTCTATTATGGAATGTATAGAAAAATGGGACGAAACTGCCGTTCAATCTGATGGAGGGCTGACATTGGGTTCGATTTGTCATTGGGCAAAAACAAGCAATCCCACCGAATACAAGGATATATTGAACCAATCTATTTATGCAAAGATTGAGCAGTCGATCAATTATGCCGTACAGAATAGCAATTTGAATAATAAAAAGAATGGTATCTGCGGCGATGCTGATTTTGCGGAGGTATTGTTTGCTATGAAGGGAGATGAATATGTCTCTGCTGGTATCAAATCCGTATTATGGTATCGGTTTGTGAATCATAGATATGAGGTGTGTGAATCGGGCACATCATTGCGAAACGAAATTGGAGGCACCATGCGTTCGCTATATAACCAAAAAGCACAAGAATATTTACACGAAAGTACATTTCAACCAGATGATGCAGAGTCAAAAGAAAACGAATTGGCTAAGATCAAAGCGAAGGTTTGTATGAATGTATTTGCTCATCTTGGCAAGACAACCGACAGAGAACATATTATGATTGAGTCTCGACACATGTTCTATGTGATGGATTTCTTTGATAAATTGGACCAAGATCCCTACTTGATGGGTTTCAACAACGGCGTCATGGACTTTCGTGAGAAAGTATTTCGTCCCGGTAAGCCTGAGGATTACATCTCTATGAGTACCCACATCAATTATATCAATTTGGATAATAACGACAAGCAACAGCGAGAAATCGTACACGAAATTACCGAATTCATGCATCAGTTGTTCCCCATTGACGAAGAATACGAGTATATGTTTGACCATTTGGCGTCAACGTTGATAGGAAACTCGATCAACCAGACATTTACTATGTATACGGGCGAGGGGCGCAATGGAAAGTCTGTATTGATTTCTCTTATGGCGAAGATTTTGGGAGATTACAAGGTGGAAGTGCCGTTGAGTTTAGTTTGTGGAAAACGTGTAGCAGAGGGAGGCACGAGTGCAGAAAAAGCAGCATTGAAGGGGGCGCGCTATGCAGTATTTCAAGAACCGACAAAAGGCGACCGAATTAATGAAGGCAAAATGAAGGAATTGACGAGTGGAAAGGACCCCATCACGTGCAGAGCACCCTATATGACGAATATGATAACGTTTATTCCTCAAGCAACCTTTGCGATAGCTTGTAATGTAATGATGGACGTGGATAGCAATGATGGCGGCACTTGGCGTCGTATTCGAGTGGCCGAATTCTTGTCTTATTTCACTGAAAAACCTGTAAAAAATGATAGTACCAAGCCTTATCAGTTCGTCGTTGATTGTGAAATCGAAAATAAATTTGATAGGTGGAAAGAAGTGTTTATGTCGATGTTGATTGACCGAGTACTGAAAACAAATGGATATGTAAAAGATTGCGATATGGTGATGGCGGCGAGCAACAAATACAGACAGAGCCAGGACTTGTTCAGTCAGTTCTTCGAAGAGAGAATCGTGATAGATGCTAATAAGACGCTTACCAAGACGGAGTTGTATTCAGAATTTAGCGTTTGGTATTCAAATAACGCCAGCGGAAAGACTCCTACGGCGCGAGAAACAGCCGACAATATGGACAAACTGATCAAGAAAAATATCAAGGGGAAGTGGACCGGCATTGGTCTAAGTTACGGAGACGCTGTAGATGAAAATACAGAAGCAATGGAACCAGTGCAAACTGGATTAGCCGATTTGGAGTAAGAAATAATGATTTGTAATTGAAAATTGTAATAACTATAATATTCAATTTTTATTTGACTGGTTCAGCGCGAATGAAATTGTACATATACATTGCGTAAAAATACAAGAACTGTTCAATATGTACGATATACAATGGATACAGTCCAATCAACAATACAATAACCAAGGTGCTATATATTCGCTCCATGGAAAAGCGTTGGTATAAAAAGAACAATAATACAATAGCGAATAGGTAATAGGCAATCGTTAAAAAATGGTTTGTGAATTCCCAAGTCTCGATAGTTGGTTGAACAAATGTACTCTCTTGGTCTCCTTGCGTTAAATCATTTTTCATATAATCGTACTCGCGATGCAAGTGATTATTTTGAACAGATACCAATTCAAAATATTGTTCATCATTGTCGACAGATACACCCTTTATTTGATTGTATTCGATTAGCAACTCGTCAAGTTCACTCTCTAAATCAATATTTCCGCCATCTAATTCCGGTATAATTGTTTCTAGTATAGACATCTGTTTGGTCAATGTCTTGATGTCTATTTCTAACTGTGCTTTTTCCTTTTTTAATGTCTTGATTTCTTCATTGTATTGCTTTATCGAGTTGAGTGATGATTTATATCTATTGTTATAATCAGCACTGTCTCTCTTCATACTAGATAACTGTGTTTCAATCTCTTTTATGTTTTTGTTTCGGCGGTTGATCTCATTGTTCATATTTCGAATATTTCTTTTTATTCTTTCAAAAATGTTCTTTAACTTGCGAAGTTCCGATTTTAACCATATATTTCGACTGATTAATTCCTTTGGTGGGCCTTTGCGCTTTTGCTTCTTTTTCTTTGGTTTGTTTCCTTTTTTTTTAAACCATCCCATGATGAATAATTTATCTATATAATTAGGATAAATTATTAGAGTTTGTAAAATTAAAATAGCGATTCAAATCGTCGGTGTATACTATCGGGTATTCCTGTGATGTTACGGATTGACTGTTTCGTATATTCTTTGATATTGGCGAGAATATCAACCATCACTTCTAAAATAAACATAAAATAAGGGAAAATAAGCAATGCGACAACCACTGCGATTGTATAGGGTTGGTTCAGTTTATTTTGACGACGATACATAAATACCAAGATTGCTAATAAAATATAATAAACATACCAGAGAGCGAGGTTCGCAATTGAATACTCCATCTTGATATGGTCTTGATATGTGGAACGGCGGTCAATATCAATGCGTTTTTGAGTTAGACCATTTAAAGTTTTATCTAAATGGTTATTTTGCTTGGATAACTGATCGTATACTTGTTGCGTTTTGCCGTATATATTGAGTTTTTCTTGCTTCACTTCCTCATCTACTGTAATCAAGCTAGACAGCAAGGTCTTGTTTTTATCATCTGAAATATTATATTCGGTCAACACTTTATTTACATCATCATCTAAATTTTGTTTCGTGTCCAGCAAATTCACATTTATATTGTCTCTGTAATTATTGCGCGTATTTTCCTTACTATTTTCCATCTTTTTCGTATTTTCGGCCTGTTGTTTAATTTTGTTATATTTGTCGGTTTGTTTCTTTAATTGTCGTGTTCTCGCCCTTTCTTCTTTTTTTACTGGTTGCAATCGTTTGTATACTTTATTCTCGTCTCGTCGACGTGCATTAATCGTCTTTGTTCGTTGAATACGTTGTTTTTCCATTTTGTCATTATTCCCCTTAATGGCTAATATAATGGGAAGTACTGGGATTAAAGGAAACATAATATCACTATTTTATATAATAGTCATATTATATTTTTGCATATTTATCTTGCTCGTACGGAGTGTTACACATAGCTGGTTGCAGATTGGAAAATGCTTCTTCAACTTCTTCTGCTTCTTCGACTTCTTCTACATCTTCGTTAGGAACGCATAACAACTGTTCATTATCAAAACTAGTGCCTTCGTGACAACACGCCGGTCCAACGCAATAATCCAAATCATTCGCAGCTAATAAATCACTTGCGTCACTATCTGCTGCAGTTTTTTTTTTTAATTCCTCTGGTTCATCCAAATATAACTTGGTAAAATCCATATTGCTTCTCAATAAGATTTTGAGTATTTGCTTTATGCTATAGATGCCGA